CGGGTGCATCACCTTTGAGGGCAGCGACGGCACAAAGACCGTCACCAGCGCAGACCTGCGGTATCGTGTCAGCGCCAACAGCGGCACAGAGGAAGGCACAGAGCCGGAACCGGGAACGCCTGCATGGCAGCAGCTGGTGGATGCTGTCCACACCGATGCCACCACCGCAGAGCAAGCCAAGACCGATGCACAGACGGCAGCGCAGCAATCTGAGGCATCTGCCCAAAAGGCCGAGCAGGCCCTTTCTGACACCATCACCGCCAAAGAGGACGCACTGAAAGCCATCGGTGACAAGCAGACTGCCGCCACGCAGGCTGTGGACACGGCCCGGGACAAGGCTCTCCAGCAGGTGGAAGCCTCTACCAAAGCCGCAAAGACCGCCGCCAGTGAAGCCGCCACCAGTGCAGGCAATGCAGACCAGAGCGCTCAGGAAGCCGCTGATAGCTTGCAAGAACTGAAGGGCGGCATTGCCGCTGGTGACTTCAAAGGCGAGAAAGGTGACAAGGGCGACACTGGCCCGGTCGGCCCGCAAGGCCCTAAAGGTGACGTTGGCCCGGCAGGTGCAAACGGCAAAGATGGCACACAAATCGATGATACCACTGTGACCGACTCTGCCCCGTGGAGCAGCAAGCACATCGTGGATATGCTCTGTCCGCCGCTGGAGGAGACCGGGAACCCGGTGCAGTGCTACCCGGTGGCGGGATATCCGCTGGGCTGCAAGGTGAGTTGGGAACCGACGCAGGAAGGCAGTGGTGCCCCATCACCTGAAAACATTCGTCCGATTAGGGGCAGGGACAGTGTGACGGTCGAGCGGTGCGGGAAAAACCTATGGAGTTTGGGGAATGTTGGTTTCAAGCAATACAAAGAGATATCAATAAACTATCCTGCTGGTAAATATGTGCTTTCTTTCGAGGGAGAAACCGAAGCAACAAGCGACACTATCCAAGTTGGCCGGTATGTTGACGGTAAATGGGTCTACTCGCAAGCACGAAAAAACCAACGAATTATAATTTTTATTAGCGCAAGTGTTGGAATTTCTGCTTTTCGGTTTTATGCTGGTTCATCTCCGACGTATGATGTTAATGCAACATACAGAAATATTCAGCTGGAATTAGGGGACGACGCAACCACCTATGCTCCTTACACCGGCCAAACCGCCACCCTCGCTATGCCCCGCACCATTTACGGCGGCACGGTGGATGCAGTGACGGGAGAGGGGCAGGAGACGTGGAAGCTGATTGACAGTTATGCCGGGGAAGACTTACCCGGCAAGTGGATAAGTGACCGGGATGTATATGCCAGCGGCACAGCTCCGACAACAGGTGCACAGTTAGCCTATAAATTGACTGAACCCATCTCTTTCACCGCAACCGGTGCACAGCCCATCTCTGCTCTGAGCAGAGTGAACACAGTCTTGACCGATGCAGACAGCGTGACCGTCACCGGCAGGGCTGACCCCATCAAACGCATTACTGACCTTGAGGACGCTGTCGCGTCCATGACAACAACCTAAAGGAGGACTGACTATGGCAATCAAAAGCAAAGCTCGCCACGACCTGACCCTGCGCTCCATCAAGCGGGAAATCGCCGCAGGGCGGGATGTGGCATACTGGCTGGACAGAACATACGTCCATCTGGACAGCGGCCTGCTGACGGAGGACGACATCACAGAGGTGGAAGTCCTTGCACAGGCGTACTACGATGCGCTGGACGCTGAGGACAAGGCGAACGCTGAGGAAATCACACTGTAAGGAGGATATCATGGCAAGCACTACATACCGCCATCTCGGTGACGTCACTGGGATGTTCGCCGCACAAGAGCAATTTCGGCACGTCACGAAAATGGTGACAAAATGTCACCGGTTTGCCGTGCTTGGCAATATGGTGCGCAACGCCGGACAGTTGCCGCAGCCTTTCTGGCTCGGTGCTGCCTGTGGCGGCGGCTCGTGTAGTGCTGCCCGCTGCGCTGCAAGGGCTTGACCGACAGCAAATGACCGCCGCCATCAAAAACGCACCGCTTGGGAGGGTTGACCGTAAGATAGCCTTACTGCGGTACGTTGAGCGGCTTCCGCTTCCAGACATTGCAGCACAGACACATTACAGCCGGACGGCGATAGGCTACCGACTGAAAGGCATTGAAAAAATGCTGAATGTGTGATAAAATTAAACCAACAAATCCACCCGGCCTCTCGAAGAAGCGCATTAGGGTGGATATCTGAACCCGCCAAGCCTCTCAACGATGCGTATCATGGCGGGTCTTTTAAGATGATACAGTCTCCCGACCGCCTACTTACAGCGCGTACCATGCGGGAGACGATTTTATATGGTGATGCTTATGTGCAATACAAAAGAAGAACGGCTTGCAAGAATTGCAAAATATTATACCACTTTTCACCTGTTTGGCGATTGGTATCTTATTCGGTATTGGCCTAGACACTGCCACAGCTGGAAGCGATTTATTCCGCTGTATACTCCTATGCACATAAGCTGATAAGCAAAAAATCCCCTGCTTTGTCGAAGCCCTGCGTGCCACGCGGGGTACTTTGTAGGCAAAGTGGGGGATTTTTGCTTTATACACACTAGTTTTGTCGAAGCCATTGCCATATATTGGATATTATGATATTTTAGTATCGCACTCCAATGTGTGCCTCTTTACAGTTAAGCGCTTATGCGGATTTTTCCGTGTGGGCGCTTTTCTTTTACCCTTGCAAATCAGCAACCGTCACGTCACAGCCGCTTGCGATTTTCTCAAGGGTTTTCGCCCGAATGGGCTTTCCGGCTTCTGCGTGTTGGATGGTTGCGGTGGACAGCCCGGTCTTTTCTGACAGCGCCCGGATGGTCAGACCAGCACCCTCTCGGGCGACTTTGATTTTGACGGCAGACACGCCAAGTGTCTTATAATCGGGTGACATATATCCGATTTGGAACATTCCCTGCTGCTGCAACGGCAATGCTTTGAGCGCAAAGCTGTTATCCACGTCCTCTAGGTCTACATCCTTCAGGACGTAAGCGCAGGCGTTGTCAAGCTCCTGGGTCATCTTGTGGAGCTTGTGCGTCAGCGTGATTTTCATCATCACGCCACGCACGGGAAACCTCGTAGCGTTATCAAGGTCTGCCTGATTCACGCGGTCGGAGCAGGCCTCATCAAGCAGGCGGTACAGTTTGCCGAGATTCTGGATGGTTTTTGCGTCCATAGTCGTTTCCTCCTAAAACTATGTTCTTGGTTTTGTTGTACTGATTATACCACAAAACTGCCACAAGTGATACAGGCACAGTTGCTAGACTTTGCCTTATTTTTTTGTCTATTTTGTGGCAGTTGTATCAGTTTATATTTGTCCTTCGTTGTGCGTTCATTGTCTCTTACGGCGGCTTAAAGCGGTACACTGGGAGCACAAGGAGGGATGCATTATGAGCTATTATCCGACACCCGGAGCACCATACGTTCCGCAGCAGCCCGTCAATCCTTACGGCGGCATGGGCACAGTTGGGCTTGCCACTCCCCTACCGAGTACGCAGATGCAACAGGCGCAACCGCAGCGTCCGCAGCCGATGAATGGGCAGCAGCCTGTTCAGCAGTCGGCACAAGATGGCGGTTGGCTGCTTGGTAGACCTGTTTCCAGTAGAGAGGAGTTTTTGGCGATTCCATCTGATCTGTACGGAAGATGGACGTATTGCCCGGATTTGCGTAGTGGAGTCATCTACTGCAAACGTTTGAACCCAAACACTTGTGAATCTGACGTGTTGGAGTTTTACAGCCCGGAAGCATGGCGGCAGATGCAAGCACAACAGGCACAGCAAACCGCTGCACCGACACAGCAGTATGTGCCTATTGAGGAGTACAATGCCCTCGTGCATCGGCTGGATGAACTGGAAAAGTGGCAGAAGAGCTTTTCTAAGCCCACTGCCGCAGCGAAGAAAGGAGAATAAGCGATGTCCTCTCCGTTTGATATGATTACTCACAGCCCTATCATGCAGCTTGCAAATCTGGCTCGCGCCGGACAAAACCCGATGGGGCTTATCCAGCAGTTGGGTGGGCAGAGCGCACCCATCATGCAGGGGCTGAACCTGATTCAGGGCAAGAACGAAGCACAGCTCCGAACGATGGCGCAGAACCTCGCTAAAGAGCGCGGCATCGACCTGAACCAACTGGCAAGCGTCCTGAATCTGACGCTGCCCCGATAACGCATCCCTCTAAGCGAAACGCTTCTCAGTTTTGCGGACTTGACAAAAACCGCATTTGTTTGGCTTCGCCCATCGCATACGGCGGTGGGATAGCATAACGCAAAACTGAAAGGAGTTTTGTTATGGACGATTTTGCAACTGGCTATCTGGCTGGGCAGGACGGCGGCAATAACAACGGCGGATTCTTCGGCAACGAAGGTCTGTGGGCTGTCATCATTCTCGCTATCATCTTCGGCTGGGGCACAAACGGCTATGGCCGGAACGGCGGTGACAACGGCATGAACGCCTACATCCCCTATCTGGTCGGCACTGGTGCAACTGGTCAGGGCGGTAACGACACTCGCGCGGCTCTGTCTGAGGGCTTCTACCAGCAGGATACCTCCCGTTCTCTGGCGGGTATTCAGAGCGGTATCTGCTCTCTGGGCTATGACCAGCTGGCACAGATGAACGGCGTCAACACCAATATTGCGAACGGCTTTGCAGGCGTGAACAGCGCCATCTGTCAGCTTGGCTACCAGAACGCGCAGCTGGTAAACGGCCTGGAACGCAGCGTGTCCAACGGCGACAACGCCATCAGCCTTGCTATCATGCAGGAGGGCAACGCTCGGCAGGCTGGCCAGACCGCACTTGCCACGCAGCTTGCATCTTGCTGCTGCGAGAACAAGCAGCTGATCGGCGACCTGAAGTACACCATCGCAACGGAGGACTGCGCTACCCGTCAGGCTATCGCAGACAACGCCCGCGCCATCGTGGACAACTGCAACGCCAACTTCCGCAGCATGATGGACTACTTCACGCAGGACAAGATTGCCACTCTGACCGCTGAGAACCAGAACCTCAAGTTCGCCGCTTCTCAGGATCGTCAGAATGCGCTTCTGACTACTGTGATGTCTCAGCAGACCGATACCATCCTGAACCGGGTCAATCCTCGTCCGATTCCCGCTTATCAGGTGGCAAACCCCAACGTGGGCGTGAACTGCTGCGGCTGCTGCTAACCTACACACTCCCCGATAACACCGGGTGAACCATCGGGGCAGGGGTAAGACACCTCTGCCCCTGATTTTTTAGGAGGAAAACATTATGGCTTGCAAAACAAGCTGCAAACTCTGCAAAAACTTAGTAATTTCAACGGCTGTCAACTTTGACAGCGCAAACAACCAGCTTATCATTGCTTTGCCCGCTGGTGCGTATCTTGACGGCTCTAAAGTGTGCATCGTGGTTTCACAATCTATCCCTGAAAGCACTACTATCAACGCAGCAGTCGTTATCACGGTCGGTGACGGGGCAACTCGTTACCCTCTGACCGACTGCAACTGCGCTCAGGCAACCGCTGAGAGCATCCACACTCGCACTCGCTATGCTACCCGCGTTGCAACGTCTGCGACCGGCACCGGCACGTTCAAGTATCTTGGCTGCTTCTGCCGCTCCCACGCTGGCGCGCCCGCGTCCATTTCTTGAGGAGGTATAGATTATGGGCAAAACTAATTTTCGCCGCATGATGATGCTCCGTGACCACGACAAAAACCGTGAGCCGGAACGTGACCGCCTTGAGGAAGAGCGTGACCGAAGGGAGCGTGAGCTGGAACGCCGTCTGCGTAAGCTGGAAGATGGCAACGACCGCCATCCCTACTATCCTCAGGAGGAAAACCGCTACATCGACCCCTACCCTATCCCCCGCTACCCTGACGTAGAGTACGGGCGCAAGATGCCGCAAATCGGCTTCTCGCAGAGCGGAGACTGGGACAAGCGGTCTGGGCAGTATGAGCATGGCGGTGCGGACAGCCGCTCCATCAAGATGCCACGCAAGCACCTCACCCACGATGAAGCGGAAGAATGGTGCGACAGCATGGTGAACGCTGACGGCACGAAGGGCTGTCACTGGACGCTGGAACAGACACAGGACGTTGCCAAACAGCGGAATATCACCTGTGACCCGAACGATTTCTGGGCTGTCATGAACATGATGTACTCGGATTATTGTCAGGTCGCAAAGCGCCAGTCCGTTGACACTCCGGGCTTCTACGCTGACATGGCAAAGGCGTTCCTTGAGGACGCAGATGCCGCAGATGGCAAGGCATATCTCTACTGGGATTGCATTGCTGATAAGTAAAACAAACCCCTGTGCGGTCATTACGACTACACAGGGGTTTACTATTGAAAAAGCTAGGCGGGGTGACGATTCCCGCATCTCCTAACGATGGGCGATAGCTGCCTGTTCTATCCTCTAGCTTTTTCGGGGTTATCCTAAATCAATCTGGTCTTTTGATGCTGCAACGGACAGGTTGTAGATGTACTCCCCTGCCGTGAATCCGTGCTTGCGTGCTTCTCTCGTGACAAACGTCCGCTCGCTGTCGCTCATAAGGATTGTGATTCGCTTGCTACGTTTGCCGTCACCCTTCTGCCCTTGATGGGAAGTGTAAGGCTGAATCTCCATCGTGCGCTTTGCATCGTTGACGGACAGGTTGGTAAGCGCAATCATAATCTGCTGGTTTTGCTGTACAATGGCTTGCAGGACTTCCGTGTTCTTCATCAACACTTGCAAGATTGCATCGTTCTGCGTATCAGGCTTGTTCTCCTGCGGTGCAAGGCTGTAATAGCCATCCTTTCGGAGAGACGGAAGAACGTCATCGAAAACCCAACTCTCGAACTTCTCTGCGCCGGGCAACTTGCTGTGGGTGATAAGACGGTAAACGTCTCCTTCCGGGATAAAAGCGATTGCTTGGATTCCTCCCTGCGTAGGGGTGTCGCGTTTCACGACACCCCTACAATGGCGGGAAATTGCATCTCTCGGATTGATGTACCCCAATGCCTTTGCCACGTCAGTTGCACAGAAAAGAATCTTTCCATCTTCTTCAATCGTGCGAAGCTGGCCAAAGCTACTATTCTTAAAAACGTGAAGCGCATTACATTTCTTGTTATCCATCATATCCTCCATATTCAACTGTTTGGCATCTTCCATGCCTGCCTCATACGCCTTGTAAGTGATTCGAGATAACGCTTCTGCAATCTCATAATCATCCTTATTGAGCGGACGACCGTTGCCGTTTTGCTTGAAATTTTCGAGAATCTCCTCTTTCGTTGCTGGAATGTTCATTGGCTTTACCACAAAATATTGTTTGTAATACAACCATGAAGATGATATAATGGATTTATCATCCATAGTTGTATGGAGTGTAATCCCTTAAACTGTCTGAGACCGCCAAGTTACGAACAGTTTAGGGGATTTTTTATTGCTCAAGTTCTTTATCTATCATCTCGTTAAGCCATTTGGTCTTTGTTTTCCCTTGTTCCTTTAACTTTGCCGTTAAAGCATCGAGCTTCTCTCTCGGAATTGGAACACTGAACTGACCGATGGTTTCACGACGCTTTCGATAATACTCTGCGCTACTTTTAGCCAACTCAATCCCTCCTTTGTTGGCTAGCAATAATAGTATAACACTTGCTAGCATGAATGTCAATAGCACGAAAACTACACGCATTTCAACGTCAATTCGTTAGAAAATGCGTGTTTTTTATTTTTGGTTCAATCTTCGAGAAAATCTTCCAATTCAATCTTCCCGTCTGCCGCCGCAGCCGCCAGAGCGTACACAAACTGTCCAATCGTCATTCCGTGTCGCCTTGCTTCACGGTTGATGTACTTGCGCTCCTCCTCGCTCATAAGGATGGTAATGCGCTTAGAGCGTTTGCCGTCACCGCTTGCAACACCCTGATGCGATTCCGGCATCGGGATTTTTTTCTTTGTCAAGCCAGCTTCAGCCAGTGCGCCGGGAATATTGCCCTGTTCAATCAGTCGTTTCGTTTCCTTTGCCTGTTTCAGCTTCTTCGGCTTACTTTCGCCTAACACGGCATCATTGGGCTGGCTTTCGCTGTCTTTGGCTTGCTTTGGCTTAATACTACCTAATTCTGCTTCACTCGGCTGTGCATGGCTGTCTATGGCATCACTGGGCTTAATCGGTGCTCGTTCGGCATTATTCGGCTTTGTTTGGCTTACTTCTTCTTCCTTTGGCTCACCTCGGCTTAATGTCTGCTCCGAAAAAACAGGCTGGAAGTCAAACCCGCCCAACAAGCCGGATGTTTTTTTGCTGGACTTTTTCAATCTTCATCCTCCTCATTATATATTAAATCGTAAAATCCTCCATCCTCTCCAATATAAAAAGAGCCATCTTCCCAATATGCTCCACATTGATTGGCGCAGGCAGCGGTCATCGGGTCTCCGTCACCAACTCCTTTTGTTGTCGTGTATCGTTTTGATAACTTTCCGCTTTTGGTCACTTTATATTCACGAGATGTTTGTATGAATTCAGAGACGATAATCTCTCCACCGCACAATGGGCAGCAAGTACGAAGCTTCCCTTTCATTCTGCATCCCCCTCTACAATCATCTCCGCCAACGTCTTGAAATCCTCTGCGCTGGTACTCTTTGCCGTGTCACCGCTAAACAGGCTGTGACGTTCTGCCTGCGCCTTGCGAACGCCCATAGACGGTCTAATCTTCACATCCAGCAGGGTTGTGCCCATGCTCTGTGCAATCACAGGGAGCTGCTCCACAACCTCTTTGGACAGGTTCTCTCGGCTCTTGTACTGATTCAGGAGCAAACCTTCAATCTTCAAAGTCGGGTTGAAGTATCTGCGAACATCGCCGATAGTCTGCGAAAGCTGGCTCAAACCAGCCAGTGCGTATCGGTCTGCCGTTATGGGTACGATGATGCTGTTGGCGGCGATCAGCGCGTTTACAAGCGCAAGACCAAGCTGCGGGGGAGTGTCCAGCACGATGTAATCATACTGCTCAGACACGCTTTCAAGGGCTTCTCGCAGCCGGAAGTTCTTTCCCATGTCCCGGACAAGCTGCTCGTCAATGTCTTTCAATGCGTTGTCGGATGGCAGAATGTCACCAGCTTCGCAGTGCTGGATTCCTTCCTCTACTGTTCCTTGCCGGGTCATCACGTCAAACAGTGTGCATACGTCCTCTGTCTGTGCGCCGTAGGTGTCCGTTGCGTTGCACTGGGCATCGCAGTCCACCAGCAGGGCTTTCTTTCCAAGCAGCTGCAATGCACCAGCCAGACAGGTGCTTGTGGTGGTCTTTCCTGTGCCGCCCTTCTGGTTGGCGACAGCTATGATTTTTGCCATTTTATCACTCTTTCTTTTTAGTAGAACGGATATGCCGCCTTTATCTCGTCTCCGACCCACAACACAGGCGTGACGTGCCATGCAATTACAGTTCCTTTGATTTCATTACTATCGGAATCAAACCATTTGCCGTTGATTGTATCGTACTCGCCGGTTATGAAACTTTTTTCTCCTGTTTTATCATCTTCGATACGAAGTAAAAGCCCATGCGGCCATCCTTCTAGGCTTTTATCCGGCATAACATCTTTAGTCATGTACCACTTGTCCTTGTCATAGCCTTTCGGAAACATCGGAATCATACTTTTTTCCTTTCTGCATCATCTGCTCATTGCGCTACATCCGACTACTTTAAGAAGCTATCGTCAAATGTAGCATAATCATCAAGGTCTGCTTCTTTCAAAATTGAGTACATATAAGCGCCGGGGTCTTTTTCAATCCTATCAAGTCGCTCACTGACAAGAATCCTGTATGCATTCTCAATGATGTTCACAACAGCTTCTTTTTTCTTGTTAGGCTTGATGTTCGGATACTTCTCCGGCAACCTCTTTGCCACCAACTTTGCGGTCAAGATACACTGGCTTTTAGACATCTCCGGCGCAATAGATGCCCAATCCACATCCTCGTATGCGCCGCTGCGGGGCTTTCTGGAAGGTCGTTGGCTCTTTGGAACATCTTTTAGTTCTACGCTTTCAACCTCGTTAGCTTCCACGTCTATGACTGGCTCATTAGATTTGAAAGCTACATTGAACTTCACAGCAACCGCATTGCGACCTCTCATGACCTTGTCATATTCAACACACAGGTCTGATACTTCGTTTATTTCAGCTACCGCAATATCAATGACACGCCGCCTAAGATGCTTGAACTCTTGATAGCTAGGTTCTCTTGCACCAAGCTGTTCCCTTAATCTATCCAACGTAATTTCGGGCTGGCTCACGCCACGTCCGATGAACTCTCGGAGAATTGAATACAGCAAAATGCTATACTGCGATTTCATATTCGCTGTGTAGCGCAAGCGATACTTGACATATCCACGCTCCGCAATGTCGAAGAAAACAGGTTGCAGAAGTGGGTTACAACATAACGACACAGTAATATTCATCAAACTAGGTTCAAAGTTTACAGTTGCTCTACTGAACAGGGGATATAGGTCAAACGAGCCTGAACCGTCACCTCTAGGAACTTCAACGGAGTTGTCGATGAAATGCTTGACCTGTGCTTTCAAATTCCTAGAGTTGATTTTCAACCCCAAAAACTCGCAATACTCTTGTAACGTAAACTGAACCGTTGAAGTTTCGGGGTCTCTCGGATTGATGCGGCTAAGATACACTTCAAGTAACCGTAGTTCTCCTGCTGTGTAGTCAGTGAACTTTGCCCAAACAAGCTGTCTACTTTTTTCAACCAAGTTCCCGCCTTTAATATCAGACAATCTTATCACGCCTCCTCTCGCATAAGAGTATATCACAGATAGGTGTACAAATCAATAGCAAGTGTACACCTATTTCCACTTCTTGTACACCTAACCGTCCACATTTCGTACACCTATTTCCACAATCCGTACACCTATATCCATTTTTTGTACACCTCTTTACATTATATAAAACAAGACTATTAACAAGATTATAAAATAACTTCTACTAATAGCAGAAGAAGAAATTTTCCACAAAATCTTTTCTTTCTCTCTTAAAAAGTGGAAAAACAAAGCGAATATCGCTAAATAAAAAGATGCTCAACATCCGAAAGGTTGAAACGCTTAACGGTTAGGTCTACCTAACGTGTACAAAAAGTGGATGAAAAACTTTTGAGCCAATGCTATGGGGGACAGATTGACAATCCGACCAATCATAATCAACAAATTAACGATAATTCGTTATTTGTTTTGCGCAAATATTGTCGATTCATAGCCTATGGGGGACGGAATGACAAGGTGAATTTGCCCGATAGGTGTACAAAAAGTGGATGAACGTGGACAAAATGTTCTTCAAAAAATGCGATAATTCGACAATCAGCGCAAAATGTTTTCTTCGTTGATGGTATAAGAATCGTTTCGTTTCATGGCAGCAGCTTCTCCACAGTCCTGTGCCTGATATAAAATCTGCATATTGGGTTGTGTTCCGTCTGGGTCTGGGTCGGTTTTGGTGGCCTGTGCCATTTCATAATGACCTGTGACGGTGCGGCAGACGGACACACGATCACGCAAAGTCGTGTGAAGGTTGGCTACCATTTCGCACAGAACGGCAAGGTAATCTGAGCCGTGATTGCCATAGATTAGATAGCACAGCAGGTCAATTTCTTGCGGATGGGCGTCTTTGATATGTTCTATCAGCGTATCTCTCTTTCTCTCGGTGCTGGCATTGCCAGCCAGACTCTCCAATAATCCGGGATGCAAACAGGTGTCTATGTACGGCTTGACCGCAACACCGCAACACACAAACCACTTTATGATAGTAGAAGCATCTGGGGTCATTGTCCCTTGCTCGTAACGAAAAATGGATGTCCGGCCTACACCCATTTTGTCCGCAAGCTTCTGTTGGCTAAGTCCGGATTCCGCTCTTGCCATCTCTAACGCTTTTGCCACTCGTATTCTATAATCATCCATAAATACCCCTCTTTCGACAAAATGATACAAAAGAAAAGAAATTTAACTGATATATTGTTCAAAATGCGAAACAATAATTGAAAAAAGTCGCTGTTCCATTGAAACAGCGAGATGTGGTATAACTGTATTGTCAAAAAATTCCAAAAAAGAAGGGAACAAAAATGAGAGAAGCTGCAATCTGGAACTATGAACGTATGCCGATCATCGACGGAATGCCCGCCAGCGTTCCCGATGGACAACCACACACGCCTGAACCGTGGGAGGAAAGCTAATGAACCGAACTGTAGATGCTCTGATTATTCCATACGCTCGCAGACGGACGCTGGAGCTTGTCCTGAGTCTTTCTGGGTACGAAGCTGATAAAGATGCTTACCTCGAAGCAAAAGGCATCCTAGAGCGTGCCGTAGCCGCCTTAGACGAGGGACGCGACCCGGCAGAGAACATTGAACGCATTGACGGACAGCTCGTAGAGCTGTGAAAGGAGAAGAAGATGGACTTTACGAATGGATTCTATAAAGCCGAGAACCCTGTCGTTCTTGAAGAAGTGAAAACTTTCCTCCAGTCAATGGAACGGCGTGGAGCAACCGTAAAAGACTTAGACGATGCTATTGTGCAGCTAAACAATGTTTCGCGCAGCATCAGCACAAACGCTCTCGTAAAAGCAGATGTGCTGGACAATTTACCGGATAATCCCTTTCGTTCCATGCTCAACGGAATGTTACAAAGCAAAGGGTAACTTAAACTTAATGTGGCTCTTAATCATTGTCATCGCAATTTTTGGCTTCCCTGATGTGAAGTAATGGATGTGAAGAAAACGTTCGATTTTTACAAAGTTGTTAAAAATGTATTGACTTGACAACCACAAGATGTATAATCGTATCAAATGAACATCTGCACTTACCGATTGGGAGGATATGTCACAATGAGTGAACAGGAAAGAGCCAAGATTGACCGATTTATTGCATGGCTGCTGGAACATCCTGAAAAGATTCCGGCAGCGGAACAAGCACTAGACCTAGAGTAACAGAAAATCCCTTGCGCAGAGCTATACCAGCCCGGCACAAGGGATTCTTTTATTTTACCGGGCATGAACGTTACATCTTCTCGATCAGGTTCATCAGCGCTTCACGCTGCTCCTTCGGCATAGATTCAAGTTTTCTTCTAATCCGTTCCACTGCTGCATCGACTTCACTTTGCGGCTTCTGGGGCGGATTTTCTTTTTGGCTGCCAGTGAGAAGGTAGTCCACTGATACGTTGAAATAAGCTGCAATCTTAGAAAGAACCTCTGTGGACAGGCTTTTAGTTCTTCCAGCTTTCAATTCAGAAAGAAAGCTGCGGCGAATCCCAATGTTGCTGCAAAGGGTTCCGTCTTTGATGCCCTCTTTTTCGCAAAGTGCATGAATGTTGCTGTACAAGTCCGACATAAGAATGCTCCAATAATTGTGCAAGTATACAAATGCACAGAATTTTGTACAAAAGAGTTGACTTGTACAGAAGTCTGTACTATAATACAGACATGGGCAGTACAGAACGCTGTACAATATAAACTCTCTACACCCTTATATTAGTACAGTTTTCCGTACTTGTCAATAGATTTTAGCAAATGGAGGTGGAATTTTGAAAGAAAACTTCCGTTCTGGCTTTGAGCTGGAAGTGAAGATGAAGCTGTTGCAGCGAGGTATGAAGCAAACGGAGCTGATTCAGGCGGTTCAAAGCGATACTGGATTGTTCCTTGATGATTCGTACCTCTACAAGATTCTTCGTGGCGAGCGAAAGCCGGAGAAGATTATCCAGAGCATATGCAAGATTCTTGAAATCGAGCAGAAAACCGAAAACGAACCTCAAATGTGACTGCAAACGCATTTGAGCAAACAAGCAAAAAAGAAAGAGAGAACTAAAATGACTAAGAAAGAAGCTACCGTTGTCTGCATCAAACCCATTGTTAAGAAAACCGCCAAAATCCGCATTATCGGCGATTCTCCGCTGATTGTCCACGCATGGAGCGAGAAAGCAAAGAAGGAACTGCTTGCATCTCAGCAGGGTACGAAGCTCAAGAAGGATAAGAAGCAGGCTAAGAACGTCTACGGCGAAATCGCCGAAGCTCTGTACTGGATGAACGGCAAGCCGGACGTTGCTTATGCTGACTGGACGGAAGAGCTGCTGGACAAGTATGCAGCATCTGAGCAGTTTGGCTTCCCCGCTTGCGCTGTCAAGGCCGCTGCCGTTTCCGCTGCATTCCGTCTGGGCTGGACGAAGGATAAAGTTTCCGCTCGTGGCGCATTTATGATTTTCGGCGACAACGGTTCTGAGTTCATCGAAATCAAGTCCTTCAAGCCGGAAGGTGAGCCGAAGTTCGTAGGCCGTGAGGATTCTGTTCGTATCGGCATGGGAACCGCAGACCTGCGCTATCGTCCTGAGTTTGCAAACTGGTACATGGACGTTACCATATCCTTCAACGAGAACGGCAACTTCAGCCTGTCTGACATCGTGAATATGCTGAATGCTGGCGGTGACCAGTGCGGTCTTGGCGAGTGGCGCATCGAAAAGGGCGGAAGCTGGGGCGCATTCCATGTTGAACTGAGCGAATAACGCTTCTTGAAATGGGAACGGCTGGCAAGGTAAGTTGTGGCAGGTCGGGGAAAGGACTGGTTAGGCAGTCGGGGTTCGGCTTGTTTAGGAATGCCAGGGATAGGTTCGTTCAGGCTGGTTAGGCTAGGCGGTCTATGTTGGGTTCCGGCGAGGCTAGGCTGTTAAGGCGGGATGTGGCACGGATTGGTAAGTCAGGGCGCCGTGTGGAGTGGCTGGCGAGGCGAGGTGCGTTAAGTTTTGGTGCGTTATGTTGAGTTGATGTGCGGAGCGTTAAGACGCGGCAAGGCTGGCGAGGTTGGTCGCGGACGGCAAGTAATGGCGTGGATGGGCTGGATAGGTGTGTTCAGGCGAGATGCGTTCGGGTGCAGTTTGGTATGTAGCGGCTGGCATGGAGCCAAAAATTCAGAAAGGAGCAAAAAATGAACATTAAAACTGGTTATCAGTGGAAGAACGACAAGTGCTGTTACAAGGCAACTGCCGATGAAGCCGCTGGTGCGTTTGAAGAAATCCGGCAGAACAGCGGCAAGCTAACGCCGGAGCTGGTTGTTGATTATGCTAGACCGAAGGAATCGGTTCTACATAACGACTTCGAGTGGAGAGACGAAGTTGCCGCAGAGAAGTACCGTCAGGGTCAGGCACGGCACATGATTGGTGCAATCCGTATCACCAGCGAGGATACGCAGGAGCCTGTAAGAGCCTACGTCAACGTTACGGTGGTTGCGCCGGATGAACCGCCTGTTCGGTCTTATATGCCGATGAAAGAGGTTCTGGAACACCCAGACTTACACAGCCAGATGATGGCAGATGCTTTCCGGGATGCACAGAGCTTCAAGCAGAAGTACAACACGCTGAAACGCTTAAAGCCTGTCATGGACGCTATGGATAAGGCGTTTGACAGTGCGGTATAAGGAGGGTTGAACATGGAGCAGATTATCACCTTAAAGGTAGACCTTGAACACCCGAACGAAGCGCACAACGCCATTAACAAGGCGGTGGAAGCCTACGAGAAAAGCAAAAAACGCTGGGATGCCTTTGAAATCAACGAGGCCAAAAGCAGAGCACGAGACATTTTGTACAACCTGTGCAATGAAGGTTACAGTATGATATGGACGGTCACGGACGGTGCTGTCGGCCTGACGATCTGGAAAAGTTTTAAGGAGCCTTCTGTTGGCCAGTGCTATATGCCAAAAGAAAGCCTGTTTGACATCTGGGTCGAAAAGCTAGTTGCGCTGTGCATTGCCACAGGTCGGGAAGTCCCGAAGTTCATCACAGATAAGGCTGGTGAGTGCTGGTGATGAAATTTCGTAAAGCGCAAAGCCGCAAGCGCAGACTAAAGCTGGCAATGGCAGCTGGTGTATCCAGAAACGATGCCAACAAGGTGCTGTGGATGGAGAAATCCATCAACCAGTGCTTTGAACGGCATAACAAAGAAGAAAGGTTGAAAGAGGAGATTCACCGAAGCCGTTCTCGGCACATGGCCTAGCAACCAGAACATCGCGCGAGAGTTTATCGCCAGCAAGTCCCCTGATGCAAGCACTATCGAGGACGAAGTGGCCGCTCTGGGCGCAGATGCTGTGGCAGACAAGGGCATGACCGTGTTTCCTCGCAACGAAAACGGCGACCCCATCCTGTATGACTACCAGATTAAGGGCTTTTTCAAGGATTCCTGCGGTATGCTTTCCCGTATTGGCGGAAAGACCGAAACTGGCAAGAAGAAGGCCGTGAACGAAAGCGGCAAGCTAACGGCATACAAGAAGGTCATTGACGGTCTGATTTTCGTTCAGCCCCGCATGATTCCCATTCATGTGAACGGTGAGATTACCGAGTGCTAGCGCCCTCTCCGCGCCCAGACTGCGCAGGGCGAGCGCGTCAGCCTTGCCAACAGCGAGCAGATTCCCGCTGGTTCGACCTGCGAGTTTGAAATCGTTCTTCTGGACGATTCTCACGAGAAGGTCGTGCGTGAGTGGCTGGACTACGGTGCTCTGCGTGGTATCGGCCGGTGGCGCAACAGTTCTAAAGGGCGCTTTGCTTACGAAATCCTCAATTAACCGCTATGGCAAGGCAACGCCGCGATAGGATTAGCAAAGGCAATGCGCTGATTTGACGAGACTTGCAAAGGCATGGCGGAGCAAGGCTCAGACAAGCGATGGAATGGCAAGGAAAAGCTGGGAAGAGCAAAGGCTATGAGATGCAAGGCGTAGCTTTGATATGCAAAGGAAATGCGAGGCAACGGCAAAGAATAGAAACGATAGGCTAAGGCATTGAGTAGCTAGGAGCAGTACAGCAACGGCAAAAACGAAAGGAGACAAAATGAAAGCACTGATTGAAGTTGCCCTGATGTGGGGCATAGCACTGGCAACGGTTTTGGCGGTATTTCTGCTGAACTTCTGGATGGTGCATCACATCGGAATTCTGGTAGGCGCATCAACTGCCCGTGGAATCATCACGGTATCTGTGGCAATGGCTACGGCATGGATACTGAGTTTTGGAGGTAATAAGAGTGAAAAGCCTGAAAGCTAATGTCCTTTGTACGCTTGGAATCGCGTTAGCAATCTTTTCGGTAGGATGCGGCGATGCAATCCAGAAAAGCCAAAGCATGGCAGCAATGTTTGGGTACGTTTTCCTTTCGTGTAGCTTCCTCGCCGCAGCACTCGTCTTGTGTGCCATTGGGGTCAGCTCTGAAAATGAACGTATTGAACAGGAAAATCGCAAAGTAAAACGCATTCCTCACCACACCAACGAGTGGAGGGATGCACGATGAAATGCCCGATGTGCGGTAGCGACAACATTACAACGGTTGACAGCCGGTCAGACTATGACAGCATCGCTCGACGCAAGAAGTGCCTTGTATGTAACTACCGATGGTCTACCATCGAAATTGACAAAGATCAGTGGCACAGCGCGTTGCAAATCAAAGAGGAACGTAAGAGGGGGGAGACCAAAAGATGAACCTTGACAGATTCGGTGGCGTGACCGAGCCGGAAGACGGCGCGTATTTCCTAACCCGTGAGCAGGAAGCGGAAGCAAAAGAAGCTGACCGACTGGCTGAAATCAAGGACTTGCAGTCTGAAATTGACGACAGGGAAGCGGAGTTGAAAGATCTCCGTGCACAGTTGGCAGAACTGATGGCTGGTTGATTTTTGTGCAGACAAATTAAGCCAAAGTAAGAACAATGAAGCCTAATGAAGCCGAAGAAAGGAGGGCAATTCCATGACCGATAAGGAACTTGTCGAGTATCTTTGCAAATGGTTTTACGTTGATTCTGACGGTACGTTACACAGAAAAGACAGGAAAAACAGTGCAGGAAGCTACGATAAAGACGGTTATTTGATTGTGAAAATCAAAGGAAAACAATACAAAGCACACCGCCTTGTGTACGCACTTCATTATGGGCTAATGCCTGTTGGAGTGATCGATCATATCAATGGAATTAGGACAGACAACAGGATTGAAAATCTTCGCTGCGTAACCCAAGCTGATAATGTTGCAAATACTTTTCAGTCCAGAAACGCTTTAACTGGCGAGTACGGAATCTACGAAGACCGTTCAACGAAAGGTTTGAAATGCAGATATTCGTTCCACTTTAGCGGCAAAACATACCGATTCAAAACCATAGAAGAAGCTAAGAAAGCAAAAGATGCTTTATGGAAGGAGAAATATGGAAACACTTGTGAAGCTTTCCAAAATTCAAGGCGAGCTGAAAGCTCCAAAAAGCCAGCGCAATTCTTTTGGTAAGTACAATTACCGAAGTTGTGAAGACATTCTGGAAGCAGTAAAACCGCTCCTTGCGAAATATGGAGCCTGTCTTGTTCTTGAAGACGAGCCTGTACAGAGTGGCGAGTACCACTATATCAAAGCGACTGCAACAATCTACGATTCGGAGAGCGGAGACAAAATATCTAACACGGCATACGCCAGAGAGCCAAAGCAGCAATCTGGTATGTCAGATTCCCAACTTACCGGCACTGCAAGCAGCTACGCTAGAAAGTACGCTCTGAACGGTCTGTTCTGCATTGACGATACAAAGGACGCTGACACAGACGAGTACCAGAAGCAGACCGCAAGCAGAGCAAGCAAGCCTGCGCAGAAGCAAACGGAAGCGGAAACCATCCCCCCATGCGCTTGCTGCGGAAAGCAGTTGCAGCCTATTCAGTACAACAACCGCACCGTCACCCCGCTGGAAACTGCAAGAAGCACAAAGAAACGCTTTGGGCGCGTTCTGTGTTGGGACTGTGCTCAAAAACAGCCGAAGGAGGGCTAAATAATGCTTAACTCTATCGCAATTCAGGGGCGTCTGGTTCACACGCCCGAAGCTAAGGTTACGAAGTCTGGCAAGGATGTTTGTACGTTCAGCATTGCTTGCGACCGTCAGAGTGGCGGTCAGAAGGAAACCGACTTCTTCAACTGCACCGCATTTGGTAACACGGCATTGTTTGTTTCCAAGTGGTTCCAGAAGGGTAGCCTGATTCTGGTGACTGGCAGCATCCAGACCCGGAAATATATCGACAAGCAGGGAAACAACCGCACCGCAACGGAAATCATGGCGAACAAGGTTGACTTCTGCGGTGGCAAGTCTGACAGCAAACCCGCTGATCGGGCGCAGGATGCGCCGCAGAATTACTCTCAGGGTAACGCAGACGACTTCTCTGTGATTGACGACAGTTCTGATCTCCCTTTTAACTAACGGTTACGCTACCGGGACAAAAGGCGAACCGCCTACCTTATATAAGAGCTGCGCTATCTGGCTGGACGGGCGCTTGGAAAGATGAAAGTTTTAGTTGCCTGTGAGGAATCGCAGGAAGTCTGCAAAGCATTCCGGGCGAAAGGTCACGAAGCCTATTCCTGCGACCTGATTGAGCCGTCCGGCGGGCATCCAGAATGGCATATTCTCGGTGACTGCCTAAAGGCTATTGAGGGGGGGGGCAGGTCGTGACCATGGACGGAATCGCGCATGATGTGCCCCGCTGGGATATGATTATCGCATTTGTCCCCTGCACAAAGACGAGCAACGCGGGAGCAAGACACCTGTACAAGGGAGGAAAGCTCAATCTTTCCCGGTATTATGAGGGTTTGTGCGGCAAGGCACTTTTTCTCGCCGTGTGGGCAGCTGATTGCGAAAAAGTGGTGATTGAGAATCCTACCCCCAGCAAGATTTTTGATTACCCAAAGCCTACGCAGGCAATCCAGCCATACGAGTACGGACATCCGTACAGCAAGAAAACGCTACTGTGGGAGCGTGGTGTACCGCCGCTTCACCCGACAAACATCGTAGAACCTACCGCGACATGGTGCCCGTCCGGCTCCTACTCGCACAAGCACGGTGAGCAGCACAAGGGAATGTTTACCACTGACCGTGCAAAGAACCGGGCAAAAACTTTTACTGGCGTGGCAAAGGCCATGTCCGAACAGTGGGGTTGATAGAATGATTACCTGTTGTCTCAACTGCACATCACGCTACCAAGCTTGCCACGACACTTGCGAGAAGTACAAGACAGAGAAGAAAGACTTCGAGGAGCGCAAGGCATTCGTGTATGAGCTGAACCACAGCCAGAGCGTGTACCACCGTGATTATGAGGACAAGCACCGGGAACGTGGTAAGAAACGGTTTCTCGGAAGTGAATTTAGAGGTGAACGAGGATGAATAAAAGAAAGTATAAGCCGGGCAGTTACATCATTTCACTTGATGACTTGATGAAGCAGGAGTTTGTTTACTGCGCCGGAAAACTTGTTCACAAAGGCTGGTTTGGTAGCTGGCAACTGCGATATGCAAATAGTGAACTTGCTCGACTGCGTATCAGAGAAGCCAAAAAAATCGAGGACAACAAATGAACACCGGCAAGCAGTTTGAAGCAGACTTCAAAGCATCCGTCCCGTCCGATGCGTGGTGCTACCGCCTGAAAGACAGTGCTGCAACCTACTACGGCGGCAACGAGAACCTGTCCTTTTCTATCGACAACATCTGCGACTTCCTTGTGTATCGATACCCGATGAACCACCTGTTTGAGCTGAAAACCATCGAGACGCCCTCTATCCCTTTGGAAAAGGTGTTCGGCAAGTACGACAAGGCAAAGTGCAAATACCGAAAGGAAAAGCACATCACGGACATGGTGGATGCAATGGGGTACAGCGGTCAGACCGCCCATGTGATAGTGAATTACAGGGCGGTCAACCGCACTTTTGCAATCCCTGCCAGCAAGGTTCTGGCGTTCCGTTACAACGAAAGCCGAAAGAGCATCCCTTGGCAATGGGCAGAGCAAGAGGGAATAGAGGTCAAAGCAAAAAGGCTGCGTGTCCATTGGCGGTATGACGTGGATGGACTGCTAAAGAGATTGGAGAAAGAACATGGAAGAGAAGTTTAAGTGCGATAGATGCGGGGAGACGTATCCTTTATACGAATATAACAACTTCACCGACATTGAGATGCGTGTGTGGGGTATTGGTGGCCCGTATGACTGTGAGTATCGCCTTTGCCCCTCTTGCATGGCAAAGCTGAACGACTGGCTGAAAGGAGAACAGAAGTGAGCAAGAAAGTTTCAGACATCCTGCCCCAGACGGAAATCTTGGCACAGTTGGCAGAAGAAGCATCCGAACTGGCACAGGCTGCATTGAAGCTGCGCCGTGCGCTGGATGGAACGAACCCGACACCAAAAGATATTGAAGAATGCAGATACAATATCTTAGAAGAATTTGCGGATGTGCTAAATTGCATTAACGCTTATTGTTGCGATGACGACTTTGTATTTCACAATTTCACCACGAGAGCAATAAAGATCAGGCATAAAAAGCTTGACCGCTGGATTTCTCGACTTGAAGCAAAGGAGCAGTCAGATGAATAAGCGCAGAAACAGCCCATCGTCTGGCAAACAGGCAATGTCAGCCAACCTCCGCAAAATCGCACGGCAGAACCAGTTGTATGGCTTCCGCATGGCTCTGGATGGCATTGCCGCCACATGGGGCGCACTGATTCAGAACCTTCGGTGCGATGCAGAACTGACCGATGAACAGGTGCAGAAAATCATTCGCATTGGTGACAGGTACTGGGAGATGGTCGGCAAGTTCAAAGAAGAAGACATGACCCCTGACGAGTTTGCAGATTACATCACTACAAAGTCGGAGCAGGTCGAAAAAGAGCTGAGAGAAAGGTGGAGCTGATGGCAATATTTTCGGTAGAAGCTATTTCGGAAATCACTTCAATAAATCCAAAGTCTTGCCGTATTAAAAGAGCAACGTTCACTTGTTACTTCTGCAATACTGCCATTTCTGTGTGTGATGCGCGCGTTGCAACTGCGATGGCAGATAATGGGGAAACTCCTATTTGTCCGATTTGTGGAAAGAAAACCATATGCAGTCTATATGAGTTTCAATCGCACGAAAATCCAAACATCATAGAGGATGTTAGATGGAGGTAACAATGTTTGAATTTGCAACTCGCTGGCTAGTCTGCCTAGTCCTGCTGGCGGTAGTGGTTCAGTCCGAACGTACAATCAAAGACATGGCAAACAACCTGTTTGAAGAACGTCAGGCAATGCTCGTCTGGCTGTTTGTCAACGTGTGTCTGGTCGTTTGTACGGCTGTTGTGATGGAGTGGAAATGATGAAAATTTGTGATATTGAGAGAAAAGAAATTAATTTTGGGTGTCTGGAATATGGAGATGTGTTTGAACTGAACGGCGAAATTTTTATGAAAGCCAGCGTGGAACTTTCTGTAAGCAAGTTGTCTGGCGGCATCAACCTGAAAAGCGGAGAGTTTTTGCAGATAGATGAGTTTTTTCCCGTCAAGATGGTAAACGCTCATCTTCAGTTGGAGGGATAAGGAAAATCATGGATAACGAACTTTACTGCCCAATGAAGATGACCAGCAATCCGCTTGGGCGTTGCGTATGCGAGAAAGAAAAGTGCGCGTGGTGGCGGCAGCTGGACAACTGCTGTTCCATCTTGTGGATTGCACGAGAACTGAGAAACATCGAAACGAAAATGAAGAGGTGAGAACATGAAAAAGCAAATTTACATTGTTTTCGAAACCGAAGCGGACGATGACGACAAGAGCATTCGTAGCGATATTGAGCAAGAACTTGGAATGGCTACGCATTATTTTGAAATCGCTTATTATAGCGAGAACGGTTTTCCTGACAAATGGATTAGCGTAAAAAATAAACTTCCCAATGCTGAATACGGCGAATCTAAAGATGTGCTGACAATAAATTCTATGGGCGTTATGCGAGTAATGAACTTTGATGGTGGAAACTGGTGCTATCCGACTATGGAACCTTACGCTAGTGCATTCAAAATTACGCACTGGATGCCCCTCCCTGAACTGCCAAAGGAGGTCTGATACATGGCAACACCCCCGAAGCGTGGTCGTGGCAGGCCGCCGCTGACCGAAGCGGAAAAGAAAAAGCGTGAGAAGCGGGCGCAAAAGGCAAAAGAAGAAGCTGCTGCAAAGCGTGAGAAAGAGCGTGAGAAGAAGAAACAACAGATGCTTAACAAGCGGAAATCTATCCGCTCACAGGTGAGTAAAAAGGTGAAAGAACAACAAGAGTTAGCAATCACGAGGTCTAAGATGCTGAACACAGGCGATTTGCAGTCGAGAATCGGTGATGAAGAGGACAAGAAGGTCATCGGCATGATTGCAGCCAAGTATTTTGGAGACCTTCCGAGCGTAGACATGAACAACCCGATTGAAGTGCAGCAGCGCCTTGACTTTTTCTTTGACGCTTGCATCGAAGCTAGAATCTCCCCTGTAGTGGAATGGATTGCACTGGTGCTGGGCATCGAATGGGTGAGCCTGAAGCAGATTATGGCGGGCAAGCGCCGTGACGACAGCTTGCAGCAGAAGTACATCCTGAAGCTGATTCTGCAAATGCAGTCCATGTGGGCATACAACGGTATGTATGGTCAGGAGAACCCGGCAGAATGGATTTTCCGAGCCAAAAACTACTTTGGTATGCGTGACAACGTGGAAGTCACCGTTGCGCCGCCTGAACAGCCGTTGGGCGATGCCCAGAGCGCAGAGCAGTTAGCTCAGAAGTACCAGACGGCTTTGCCGAAGGAGATTGACGTGGAGTACAAAGAGGTGGCAGAAGAGGTGGTCGAGGGTGACTAACGGCGATTTTATCCGCTCCATGACGGACGAAGATATTACAGAAAACTTTACGCGGGGCATCTGCGAGCTTATCAAACATCGTGACCCGGAGCGTTGCCGGAACCGTGAGCATTGCTTTCATTGCGTCAAGGACTGGCTGAAAGAGAAAAACAAAATCATGGTGAGGGCTGACAAATGGGAACTTTGATTGACTTCTCCGACCCATGCCTACGCACGTTCCTTCCTGTCCTCTTGCAAGACCACACGACAGGCAAGAACATCATCTGGGCGACAGACCCGCCGCCTGAACTGGGCGTTGGCTTTGCAGATGAAATTACGATGGAACAGTTGGATAAGGTTCAACTCGTTCCTCGTGCGCAGAAACGGCTTGCAGACCAGAAGAAGCGTACCAGCAAGAAAGCAGAGGTGTTCACGCCGACTTGGGTTTGCAAGAAGATGACAGATGTTGCCGAAAACGACCTAAAGGGCGAGGACTGGAAGGAGTATATCAACAAGACTTGTCTTGAAGTCACCTGTGGAGAAGCGCCGTTCCTGACAAGTCGATACGATACCACCACGGGGCAGATGATTGCCGTGCCGGACAGAATCGGTCTGCTGGATAGGAAGCTGAATGTTCTAGCAGAGCAGTTCCATGACTACGATATGTGGATGTGCTGGGCAATCAATGCCTACGCATCGACATACGGCTATGAGTGGCAGGGAGACAATCTCTTACTGGCAAGGTGCAACCTGTTCCTGACGCTGATCGAAAATTTTAGGTATCGGTTTGATGCTGAAAGGTTGGAAATCGGCTTCATGCCCATTTTTCTTGATTGCATCGCGGACATCATCTCATGGAACGTCTGGCAGATGGATGGGCTGAAAAAGACAGTGCCCGGCACGGACATTCCGTGCAAAATCAAAGACTGGAAAGCCGACAAAGAAATCCTATTCAAGGATGTTGGGAAGGATAACTAATGCAAACTGACAGAGGAATCTACCACAAGCGAGTATGTGACCGCTGCGGAGCAGTTCTGAGCGGCAGGATGATGAACCCTGACGAATACTTCAAGGACTGGGCGTGGCGCAGGGACACAGGCGACCTTTGCCCGGAGTGCTATGCGGAGTATAAGCGAGTGATCGGACGGTTCAATGCCAACAGAAGAAGAAAGAGAGGGCGAATATAATGGATGTTTACTGCACCACCGAACATTGCTCTTGCATGGGCATCAAGCAGTTCTCCGCTGGTAAGGCTATTCGATGCACAGCAGAATCTTGCAAGAACAAATCTGATCCGTTCTGCGGCTCTTGCAAATGGTACGCAGAGTCGGAGGGCGTGTGCGTAAACGACCAGTCAGAACACGTTGCAGACTTCGTGTGGGACGCACGCGGATGCAAGGAATGGGAGAAAAAAGATGAAACGTCAGAAGACCTATAAAGGGCTTATTGGAAAGGGCTGGTACGACCAAAGCGAATACAGTCACTATTTTGCAGCGTGGGCAAACCACCGCAACAACTGGGCTATCCGCAAGGCTGACAACCGCAAGCTGGCAAAGGCAAGATTGAAGCAGATTGAACGCCAGCAAATCAAAAAGGAGCTGGACGAATATGAGCTATGATATTTCACTGTGCGACCCAGTAACGCACAAACCGCTCAAAGCCGATAGTACGCATTTTATCGCAGGTGGTATGCGAGCTATGGGCGGTACAAAAGAACTGTGGCTCAACGTCACCTATAATTACGGTCACTTCTATTATCGACCAGAAGTATTTGGTGAGGGCGGTATCCGTTCCATCTATGGCAAAACAGGCGCAGAGAGTATTCCGATGCTTGAAAAGGCTATTTCTGCACTAGGTGACGATGTAGACGATAGCGACTACTGGAATGACACAGAGGGCAACGCCAAACGTGCCCTATACGGTTTGCTTGCGTTTGCAAAGATGCGCCCTGACGGCGTGTGGGATGGAGATTGAAGGGAGAAAACATGGAAGTCAGACCGATTGATGCTAATGAACTACGTCAAAACATCGAGGAGTAGATTCAGGATTATAACGATGGAACAATAGGTGGCTTGTCGTTAGACGATGTGCTTGATTACATCGACACCGCGCCGACAATCGAGGTGAAAGACAATGGTTAACATACTCTGGCATCCAGCCAGCGAAAAGCCACGAGAGCGGACGCAGCCTTTGTTGCTTGCGACCAAGACAACGTGGCATGATAAAGATGGAAAATTGTTGCAAGGAATTTCGCCAACAGCGTACTTTCTTGGCTGTTACGCAGATGGTCAGTTCTGGGATGAGATAGGCGAAAGACTGCCGAAAGATGTAGCGGTGACGCATTGGATGGCGTTTCCGATGGTATGAGGTGATGAGCATGAGTAATTGGATTAGCGTCAAGGATAGATTGCCCGATATTCCGAAAAACGATTTTGCCAGCGATTATGTTCTGGTTCACGACAAAAAAGCTGGTGAGTGGGTAGCCTATTATGATGCAAACGGTGGTTGGTGTGAAGCAAGAGAGTGCATCTCATTCAAAGATGTTACACATTGGATGCCTATGCCTGAACCGCCTATGGAGGACTAAATATGGATGGATTTGAAGTGTTAACAGAAGCGATGAACCAATGTGCTGCATCAGCTGAACATTTTGCAAATGTTGTCAGACAGTCCGAAACGCGGTGTGGTTACATCAAGCAGAAACACAATCGGCCTGTATACCGTAAAGGCGCAAAGCTACATGAATGTTGCAAACGAATTATGAGAACGAGAGAGGGGTTTAGAAAATGACAGAACTTAAGAGATGTCCGTTTTGCGGTGGGAAAGCCGTGTTTTCCATAAAGAAGGATTTTTTAAGAAACCTTATAAAAGGATACGAATTTAACATCCGATGCAATAAATGTGGTTTCACAAATCCCAATAGAGAGTATCGAATCGAGTTTAGAATGAACGATAGTGGAGAGATTGAAATTATCCACGATGGACGCAAAGACGCTATCGAAGCATGGAACAGCCGTTACAAAGAGGACTGAGTATGGAGCAGGAACACAAGCCGAGAACATCAATGATTCTTCTGCTGGAACACGTCCATGCAATGGACGAGCTGACAGACGAGGAATTTGGAACATTCATCCGCAACTACGCACAATATGTTGAGACTGGGCTTGAGCCAGCATACGACAACGACCGTGCTATGCGGATGCTCTGGAAAGTCGTTAAGGCGTTCGATGATATGAACGTGCAGAAGATGGAAGAACGTGATAAGCGTAGACGAGAAGCAAACAAGAAGAATATAAACAAGCGTTGGAACGATAAAAAATACGAAAGCATGCCAATGGTATCACAGGGTACGAATGGTATAAATGGTATACCAAACATACCAACTGATACGAATGGTAGCTTATCTGTATCTGATTCTGTATCTGAATCTGATAAAAAAGAAAAATGTGAAAAGAAAAATACCAACGAAGTCAAACGCTTCAAAGCACCGACTGTCGAGCAAGCAAGAGAATACTTTTCCGAGAAGGGTTACATGGAATCAGAAGCAGAGCGGTTTGTTGACCACTTTACGGCAAATGGATGGAAGGTCGGTAAGTCGCCTATGAAAGACTGGAAAGCTGCTGCACGGAACTGGATGCGTAACGTGAAGGACTGGAACGGTGGCTATCAGCAGACAATGGCTGAATTGCCTGACGAGGGAGACTTTCTGCGGTGAATATTGAAAATCAGACCCAATACATCTTGCTGGGGGCAGTCCTCACGTTCTCGGAATACGCCGATGTGCTGCAAGACCTTAAAATCGACGATTTCTGCCCTGAACTGCATGATACATTCGCTGCCATTCTCGGATATTGGAAACACAACGACAAGTGGAACCCGGTAGAAGTCATGGGGCGGTACGATAACTGCAAGAAAGCAATGGGTGAATGCCTGGATGCCTTTGGCGCAGAGTTCATCCGCAACGTCACCCATGACATGATGCTTGGATGGGCTGGAATCGTCAAGGAACAGGCGGCATTGTCCAGAGCCAGAGAGCTTGCATTCAAAATCGTTGATGGCTCGACCAGATACGCAGACCTGACAGGCATTTATGAGCAGCTAGGAGAAGCTATCAACCTACACAACGAGAGAAGTGATTTCATCCCTATGTGTGACGGCATAGATAACTACATCCGCAAGCTGGATGATAAGCCGGAGTATATCAGCACAGGGCTTAGGGTGCTGGATAACAACTTGCATCTTGTACCGGGCAACTTCGTTGTGATCGGCGGAAGACCGTCTGCTGGTAAGACTGCCCTGTCCCTGCAACTTGCCTGTGAAATAGCTAAGAACGGACGCAAGGTGGCGTATTTTAGCCTAGAGACCGACCCGTATACGCTCTATGCTCGTATCATTGCAAACCAGCTAGGCGTACCGCTGCACACGGTCAAAAACAAGACCGTAAGCATTGATGAGCTTGACCGACTGGCAGCTATCAAGAAATATCCGCTATTCGTCCGCTCTGCCGCTGGTAAGAGCGTTGGGTGGATTAGAACGCAGTCCATCAGGATGCAAGCCAAAGTAGTTTTCATCGACTATTTGCAGCTTATCCATCAAGCCGGAGCGAAAGACCGATACAGTGCTGTCACAGAGATCAGCATGGCACTGCATGAGTTCGCACAGTCCACAGGAACGCTGGTGGTAGCACTTGCACAGCTCAATCGAGAGACCGCAAGAGCTGGCATCCCACCGACTGCCGCAGACCTGCGAGAATCCGGGCAGATTGAGCAGGACGCAGATGCAATTATCCTGCTGGCGCAGAACGTGACCACGAAAAAGCGGCCAGAGCAGCATTATCACTTTGCGCTTGAGAAGAACAAAGAAGGCAACGTGGGGTCACTAGACATCACGTTCCAGATGGAAACACAGCAGTTCAAAGAATGCGTGTGGATGTAACGAGAGGAGAATAAACATGAAATACCGCAAGAAGCCAGTTGTTATCGAAGCGTTCAAACTAAATGCACGAGGCCTTGTTGGAGAAGATTGGTTCTGGGATGCAGTAAGTAGCAATGCTATTATTACGCATGACTTCGGAAAGTTTCACGATGACCCTGCGTGGTGCGAGATTAAAACGCTTGAAGGGACTATGATTGCAAGGACTGGCGATTATATCATTCGTGGCGTAAATGGCGAAATCTACCCGTGTAAACCTGACATTTTCGAGAAAACATACGAAGCGATTGAGTGATAGTAGCCTAGCATCGCTTCTGCGCTCGCATCGTCACAGTAGAATAGGCAAGAAAAACAGATAACAGGGTCTGGACGATAAAGTTACCGTCTGAACCCCATAAATATTTTTCGTCAATGAAATAACGGACGCAAAAGGGCTACCAGCGATGGTAGCTCTTTTTGTTTTTCACCAACTCCACGAGAAAGCCTGCTTTAAGGCGTTTTGGAGGTTAGACGACAAAACTTATCGCATTCATCTCAAAAACGCGTCACAGACGCTCGCAGACGGCTCTCCGTTGATGATGATGGTATATCTCAAACTAGACCATGCGATTAGACCGGTGCAGGAGCGTGGAGAACGGCTTTTCAGGGCCAGACGTGAAAGTTATCGGGTCGATCAGAAAAACGTGTCAGACAGGCTCTTACACGCCTTTCCCGCGATGGTAGCAGCCAAATGGGAGGATGCCAACGACTATTCGTCTAATCGCAGGGCAAAGTAAGGTGAAAGCAAAGAATGACCGCGACTATCGGCAAGATGCGTTTGCATGCAAATGGATGCAAATGGATGCGTTTGCATCCAATCTTCCCCCCTTTCTTCCCCCTCTTTCCCCTACAACCTCTATTACCCCCTATAATCCCCCTAACTCCCCCCTCAAACAAATAAATTGTTTGAGGCCCCCACGCCAAAATGGTGCGACAACTGCGACAACTGGAAACAACAACCAAATGTTTTGCAAAGGTTCTTTCTCCCTACAACCCTCTATCTCCAAAGCTATACCGTTAGCCAGCAGAGCAGACCGTAGGCGAGAACTGGCGTTAGGTTCGAGATGGTGGGCGGTCTGTGACTATTCCAGACATGGAGAACTGACTTCAATTCTCAGATGGTCGGATATGTAGAAATGTTGCATTTAATATTCCTAGTAGAATGCTATGTATTGATTGAAATATCATAGAGCATTACTGGGAATTAAATCGAGCAGGAACAGACCGAATCGGATGGTATGAGTTATTATACGAAATAATCCGTGATTATCGGGAGTAACTATATCTGTATACTATAATAAGTACGGTTATTATACGAAACAGATATAACTAGCGGAAGAATAAATTATGCGAAATTGGAACGAGAGGTGATTTTTGGAGTGGTCGGACGACTTAGCGACTATCGCACCTCTCTTTTTCTAAAAGGCAAACGACTATTTCACACAAAAAATACACGACTATTTGACGATGATTCGCAAGAAAACGCTACGACTATTACTCTGCGACTATCAACGGACTACTCGTTACTGTACGATATATAGGACTTTCAAATGGTGGTCATCTGACGGCTTTACGACTATTCTACGACTATTTTGTTGGAGAAACTACGACTATTGGCTACGACTATTCCAGAAGCGATTACGACTATTCCAGCCGGAACGCTACGACTATTGCTGACCTCTATTAGCTATCGGGCGAAAGCCCGAAAAGAGATACGGCGGTAGCCGTCAATGGTTCCGCGCCGCCCGCAGCGCCCCTGCCGCTGGACTGCCCCGCCGGGTGTATCACTTGCCAGCGATCCACACACGGCAGGAGCTGACCCCCGCCGGGCTGGCATTGTTTGCAATCTGCTGCACTCTTATATACCTTATTATAATAGGGCGGCTGTGCTGACCTGCACAGCGTCCGGCGTGGCGTTGGTATCTGGTATGTGCTGGAGGTGTTGCGGCGCGTGTGTGTGCTCCAACGTGGCGCGGGCGGTGCAGTATAGGCAGATGTACCCGCCACACAACGGCGGCAAAACAAGGCAAATAGCAGGAAAAGCGCCTGTAAAGCCCTGTGCGCTGTTTTGTGGTGTGGGCGGTATACTTGCATTGACACGGGAAAACGCCCTGTAAACGCTTGTATTGGTCTGTATTGCAGCAGGACAAAATAAAAGCCCTGCACCCTCAGCAAATGCAAGGCAAAAGAAAAGCCCAGCCATTTCTGACCGGGTGAAATGCTTCTTATTTTGATGCTTTAAACAGTGCAGAGAAAAACCAGAAGAAGAACAGGATGCAGGAAAAAATCATGCGTGCACCTCCATTTTAACGCCAAAATTGGTAAAGGTGCGGCGCTGTGAGATTGTGACAGGCTCAAGCCCTGCCGTGCTGATACCATAGCGGGCGCACTCTTTAGCCGTGTACAGCTCACCGCCGATTAGATACCGCTTGACCTTGCCACAATAGGCACCAGCGGATACAACCGCCCGCCCGTCAAGCCCTGCCGGAATACGATAATATAACATAATTCGCACCCCCTTATACAACGCTAAACCGTTTGTATGTGGTGCGCTTGCTACATTCAGCATAAATATCCGGGTGCGCTGCCTGTAAAAGCTTGCTATCAAGTCGGACGCTTTGCACATCCTTGTAAATGGCCTTTGCAGTGCCTTGCACCATTTCCGGCGCGCCGTGCATCATGTCAATGATTTCAGCCTTTACGGCATCATTCATTGCTTCAAGCTCTTCGATTAATCGCTTGTTTTCGCGGTATGCGTTCACTTTCTCTTCAAACGTCGTCATTTTTTAGCCCTCCATTAGCTTTTTATAATTCAAAATCTGCTCACGCGTTAGCCATTCCGGTTTTTGCTTGATGCTGTCATACAGGTAAAGCATACTTTCAATTTGTTCTTTTACGCTTTCAGCCCACAAATATTTTTCATGCCGTGCGCCGAATCCCAAAAAATACTCGCAATCAATTCGCATACGGTCAAGCAAGCAATATTTTCTTTCAGTGGGAAGAGAATCTAAATATTTTTGATATTTCATTGTTTTTACTCCTTATTAGCTGTTGAGAAATGCAATCATTACCAACGCGCCGCTAATCATGCCGCCCACATACCAGAGGGCTGCCCACTGGGTAAAGTCAAGTGCAATCATTGTTTAGCCCTCCTTATATTGCGGGATGTAGCCCAGCACTTTAACTTTTTTCGGAATTGTGTAGTAAATCTGTCCGTAATCGGGGCACCAAACAGCATTATATTGCTTGCCATCGTCGCCCAGTGCCTTGCATTCTATCTCACAGGTAAAGCGTTTTAGAGCGGTTTCCGTGAGCATTGCGGCAACATCTGCAGCGGGCTGTGCGTTAAACACTGTCACTGCCTTTTCCGCATCTGCCAGCGTATCAAATGCGCCCAGTGTCCAGCCCGCGCCCTTTAAGATGTAGTCTACCATATACAAGCCGCTATCACTGCACCAGAGCCACACAACGGGCTTAATGGTCATTCTGCGGTTATTCTGGGCTACATAGAGCTGGTCAAGCGTGCCAGTCATTAACGCGCCGTCCTCAAATGTGGCGGTATAGAGGTCACTACACTTATATGCCTTTTTCATGGTTTTTGTCCTCCTGTTTGTAACGGTATTTGGTGTATCTTTTGTTTGTGCCTTTATTATACTCCGTTTAGGGTGGTATGTCAACAATTTGGGAGCAAATAACTACCACAAGAAAAGTAAAATAAATCTAACGGAAGTTGTGCATATTGCTACCAATAAACCATGCCAAAGGGAGCACTACCATAATACGCATGATAGAGCGATTGCCCACCCTCCAGCGTCCTGCACAGTCCCGATCTGCCCGGCGCAGCCTGTCTGGTATCGAGTGTAGCCGGTGCAGCGTGTCCAGCGTCTGGGCGTGTGTGTCGGTGCGCCGTGTCTTGCATGGTCTGCCCTTGCATCTGGTATGGCCTGCGCTGTGCAGTCTGTCCGGGTGCGCTGGGGCCACCTGGGGGGAATTGGGCCAGAGGCCCGGGTGGGGGGTGGTGAGTCCCGTCTCCTCCGACCAAAATAAAAAAGGCACTTTCTTTGCCAATACCCACCCCACCTTCACAAAACGACGCCCATCCGATTGTGCAAGTCTCCAAAAATTCCAAAAAATACAAAAAGGCCCCTCTCGGAGCCTAGATTGTGTTATAATCAGCTAAAGGCAACACGCCAAAGAAAAGGAGAATCAAAAATGAGAAAGAAAATCGTTGCGGCAGTTCTGATGGCTGCTTTGGCTTGCATTATGTTGGTTGGCTGTGGTGGTAGCAAAACTACATCTAGTTCCGCTCCGGCTGAGCCGCTTGACTTAACGGGGAACTGGGAAGAAAAAGATAAAGGCGACAGTTATCAGGCTGGGTACATCAAAGATGGCGAGATTGTCATCTATTGGGTGTCTGATGGCGGCGATACGAAGTCTTTGTATTGGGCTGGCTCTTATGTAGCACCTACTGACAGCGCAGAACCTTACACATGGGATTCTAAAAATGATAAGGAGAAGACCGGGCTGGCTCTTCTTGCTTCCGGCGATGAAACAAAGACGTTCACTTACGAAAAAGGCGAAATCACTTATAGCGCATCTGCACTTGGAACAACGAAGAAAATGCACTTTGTCCGTACTGATACGAGTTATGAGGACTAAACATTGAAACAATTAAAAGCCAGTAGCCGAAAAGCCGCTGGCTTTTATGAATGTTGGAGACTTGTTGTATGATAGCCATTGTTGCAATCGTCATATTTTTTTATTTGATAGCAGTTCTATCGAAACGAAGTAGCGAAGATAAACTTGTAGATGTTGATTTCTCAGAAATTGACGAGATGGAAGGTCACAGATTTGAGTATTTTATAGCAAAAGTTCTTAGGAAAAACGGATTCAAGAATGTTAATGTGACGAAAGCAAGCGGAGACTACGGAGTTGATATAACTGCGAATAAAGACAACCAGAAATGGGCGTTTCAATGCAAGCGGTATAGCTCAAACTTAGGTCTAAAGCCAATTCAAGAGGTTTACGCTGGTGCAAAGAAATATGGCGCAGATAAAGCCGTTGTGTTCACAAATGTTTATTTTACTCCGAATGCACAAACACTGGCTAAAACATTGAATGTCGAATTGTGGGACAGGGATTCACTCGCAAGAATGATAGGGAAAGACCCTGAAACAAAACAATCAATAGAAGCCGATATGGAAGAAGACCAAACCGAGCCAGAACAACGACAAAAGAAAATTCGTGATAATGGAGTTCCTTTGAAGCTGGAAAAGAACCAAATCCCTGCTGGCGATTATGTTGTTGGAAAGGATATCCCTGTTGGCGTGTACAATTTTAAGTGGGTGTTCGGGGCTGGTTCATTCCAAAAGTATAAAGAAGAAGGAAACACAACGCTTGGCGCTTGTACATATTTTGAACACGTTGGTGTTCAGTACGATTATGAATATAGTCAGCTTATCAATGTGAACTGTAAAGACGGTGAGTGGATTAAAATTAGTGGAAATTTGGTTCTTGGTATAGAAAAATCCGAAAAGCCTGTTATTGACCTATAACACAAAAAGCCAGCGGCTAGATGTTCTCTAACCACTGGCTTTTCTTATTGGTTTCTCAAAATTGAGCAACCAATCTTACGGCGTACAAAAATGTTCGTCGTGTGAGTTTTTCGGATTTTTCGGAAAAACCTCAATTATCCGTTTCTGCGGATGCTTGCATAGAGCAGACGGAACGTCTCACGGCCTTTCGGCGTTACTCTGGTCTGTACGCCACCGTGCTTGTTCTTCTGGTTGCAGTATTCTTTGACAGCAAAGAGACCGTCACCCTTGCCCGCTTTCGGCAGGATGCCCTTGTTCTTGTCGCGGTAGATGTATCCGTCAGAAATAAGCATCTTGATAAACAGACGTTCAGGAATACGCAGTTCCTTTGCGGTCGAGCGAAAGTTGGTAGATACGTTCCACGCCACGAGGTCGTCAAAGTAGTCCGCCTTAGGCTGCATCTCCTCGTTCTTCTCGCAGAGCTGCTGGTTCTGCATCTGTAACGCTGCGCTCTTTTCCTTTTCGGCTTTCATGTTCTGAATCAGCCCGATCACGAAGTCCGGGTTGGCAATAGCCGTCTCCAACAGGTTGTCGGTCATGTACATCCCATGCTTGCGGATGGACGGCAAGACCTCGTGAGTGACCCAATGCTTGAACCGCTGTGCGCTTTCCAGCTTGCTGCTGAAAATCAGACTGTACAAACCTGATTCGTTGATGATGGTCGGATGCTGTTCTCTGCCCATGGGGTCGCAAAACGCTACCCCATCCCCCTGACGCTTATCTTGCTCGTCAACGTGCTTTGCAAGAGCGTCTTTCGTGTTGACGTACCCAAGCGCTGCGGCAATGTCCTTGCCAACAAACCAAGGGTCATCGTCAATGAGCATGACGCGGATTTCGCCAAACTCGGCGTTGTTAAAGATTTTGATGTTCTCAGACAAAGAAAGTTGCATTAAAAAGCTCCTTTTCACTTGTGAGAGAAGCAATTTTCTGCTATAATAACGGCGAGAGAATGCTTCTCTCAGGGTTTACATGATACGTTCGCTAAAGTTTGCCGACCTGAGCGGACGTATCATTTTTCGTTTTCATTGGTCTCCGGGATTGGATGCACTTCAAAGAACGTGTCACGGATGGCTGCTGCCTGTGCGAACTTGTGTTCGGTGCAATAGGCTTTCAGCCACTGGAACTGCCGTTCGGTCAGTGCAACAGTGAACGTGTGATTGTGCCGTTCGAGATAAGGACTGTACATAAACTCACCTCCCTTCATGTAAGTGCAACCAGTATATGCAATATGTTGTGGTTTGTCAATTACGCAAACGCTTAATGTAGTACTGGTATCTGTACAAAATCCAAAAGTTTGTAGACTTGCACAAAATTTAACTATTGTTTTTGGCTGCTCCGGCTTCGTACCCTGCCCGGTAGTTCAGTTCGGACAGCTTACCCAGCGCTTCTGCGTACTTCCTGTCCTCGCTGGTCGGCTCTTTACCGTGTGCGAGGGTTTTCAGAAATTCTTCGGTTGTCGTGGGAAAGTTCATGTTTTTTGCTCCTAACTCTTGCGGAGAGCAGCCCTTTTTGGTATAATAGATTCCGAAAAGGGAGACTGCCCCCTTGGTGGTTGCAGGTTCTCGTTTCGTGATGTGGATAAGCTATCAGTGGCTTCGTGGTGGTTGCGGCTGGTAGCTTATTTTTTTTATGCCTTGATGTTCTCAACGTAGGATGCTACCCACTCGATACCCATGCGGATAACATCGACCTTTGAGATGCCCAATGCCTTTGCGCTGCTCTCCATGCTTGCGATCTGGTTCTCAGTGAGCCGAGTGCTTATCATGCGCAGCTTATCACGTTCCGAGGTTTCTGCTCGTCTTGCCAAGCCTATCACCTCGCTTTCGCTGAAACAAGTATAAAGCGTGAAAATATGCTTGTCAAGACCCAAAGTTTTACGGAAATGAAGTTTGGAAGAATTACTCCTTATTATAGAAAATTTTCTACCTGATTGTGATTAACTAAGTAAACATCCTTATACTACTCTAGTATGTATAAATACATACTAGAGTATATTTATATATAATAAAAATCAAGAGAGCCATGTAAGTACTTCCAAAAATGTGTTGACAGTACTACCAAAATAGTGTATAATGGGAGCAGAAAGAGAGGGAGCAAAAATGAAAGTTGGTTATGTGAGAGTTTCAACGGCTGAACAAAATACTGCTCGTCAGGAAGTTATCATGGAACAGCTTGGTGTCGAAAAGGTATTTATGGACAAAATGAGCGGGAAAAATACCGACCGTCCCCAGCTTCAAGAAATGCTTTCTTTTGTTCGCGAGGGTGATACCCTTGTTGTTGAAAGTATTAGCCGTCTGGCGCGTTCCACAAAAGATCTGTTAAGCATTATGGAAGAACTTGACAAGAAAAAGGTCAAGTTTGTTAGCCAGAAAGAAAGCATCGACACTTCCACTCCAAACGGTGTGTTTATGATGACGATTTTTGCTGCGATGGCACAACTTGAGCGAGAAACAATGCTGGCAAGGCAGCGTGAGGGCATTGAAATTGCAAAGGCAGAAGGTAAATACAGAGGTCGTAAGCCTGTCGAAGTGGATGAAGAGAAATTCCGTCAGCTTTACAATGATTGGCAGAATGGAAAAAGCACGCCTAAGATTATGATGAATGAACTTGGGCTAAAGCCAACTACGTTCTGGCGCAAAGTCAAAGAATACCGCGAGAAATACGGAATCACCGATGCGGCCACCACCCGCAAATACGTTAACAAAAACGAAAAATAAAAAGCAGCGGCCCACCACAGACCGCTGCTTCAAACAAAAGACCACCAATCCCTCAACAGGATGATAGTACATGAGTATTATACCATTTCTGTTGAGGTGTGGCAATATAAAATCAGCAGAAAGGTAGAATTTATGGATTATCAAAGCATTGATTATTTTAGCCTTGCTTCAATGGTAACTGACTGGATGCGTTATGCTGGGCCAAATGCGAGGAAGGACTTTATGGATTTGGTTCGCAGTACAGATTATAACCGAAGAGCGGCTATTGAAAATGATTTGGGTGATGGATATGTTCTTGATTTTGCGGTAGATCATTCGGACATTATGAATGAGGTCGGTCAATTCTTGGTATATCTTTTTATTGATAACAATGGAGAGATATATTACGTTGGAATGGGAAACGAACAACGTATAATGGACAAGAAAAGCAGAAACAATGATTTTCTTAAGCATTATATGAAACATAATTCTAAAATTGTTATTCTTTCAAAATGGAGTACAAGAAAAATTGCACTCAAAATTGAAAAAATGGCTATTTGGATATGCCAAATGAATGGTTTTAGGCTTACCAACATAAAGGAAGTCCTTTCGCCTAAACAATTATATGAGCTTCGGCATATTCCAGAAAATAAAGAAAACGAAACAGAAACACAGTATGAATATAGGCAGCTGACTAGGGAATTTAGTGAAGAAGTAAAGGCTCTTGATAGAATCGAACAATGGCTTTATGAAGATGGAGCCAGCAAAACACCCGGATTTGTAAATACAAAAGAAAACGTCATTTGGGCTATGGAATGCTGGACGATTGATGGCGTTACAAAAACTCGTTCTCAATGGTGCAAAGAGAATAATGTAAGCCTTGCAGGGATAGGCAAAAGACTTGAACTTGGATGCACCCCTAAAGAAGCGCTTACATTTCCAACAGCGCCAGATAACAGAAAACGCCACACAAAAGAATGGTGGGCAGAAAATGGCTATTTCCCCGGAACAGATAAAACATCTTACATTACGCCGTTAAATGAATGGCCTAAAGGATATAAGAAATGCAAGATTGCTAGAAGCAATTTCCCGCCAGACATGGTATCGGATTGCTGAACAGAGAAAGGCTGGATAATATGAAGGGAGAAGAACTGATTGTTAAGAATGGTAGCATCACACTGCGGTCTATGCTTGATTTTGGTGGTTTCCTTGAAATCAAGCGGTTCTTGGAAGCCTGTCATTCGGAAAATTGCACCGTGACTTTTGCAAACGAAGAAATTGTCATTTTCCCAAATGAATACGATGCTGCTAAAGATGCTCTCGTCTTTATTTATGGTACACTGGCAGAAAGACACAGTATTATCGAAAAGTATCTCCGCTATAAGCTGATGCTAGGAGACGAACAACCAAAACCTACTTTATATAACCAGTGAAAGGAGTAGCTCATGGACAACTTTAATGCCATTTACAAGATTCTCAAACTGCTGGATAAGCACAAGGGCGATGAAGAATTTGACTATGAGCTTATCTCTGCAAAAGCAATGAAGATGAAGGTCTCTGACTGGGAGCAGATTATGATCGAACTGCAAATAAACGGTTTCATTCGCGGTCTGGTCTACACGCAAGACCTGACGAATAAGTTCCCGCATATTGTAGAGCCGATTCACCCACAGATTACCTTGAAAGGCATGGAGTATCTCTCCGAAAACAGCATAATGAAGAAGGTAGAAAAAGGATTAGAAACGGTCGGGCAGTTCTTTTAATTGATTTTGAGAAATAAAGTTTCTAGAATCGCATTATAAAACCGAATATTTGATTTTTGTGCAGTTGTAGGCACTCTTTACATTTTTAGGTAGGGGGTGCCTATTTTTTTATGCAGCCAAAGCAGTGTATCGCCATCATCGACAGCATCAAAGCGTATGCAAAGCAAAATCCGACCGAAGCACAGGTCTATGAGGACTGGTTTCAGGCGGTGGTGAACCTGAGAGATGTCCTGCCGCAAGACAAGCGGTTCGATGCCTACAAATACTCTGGTGAGCTGCGCTCTGTTTGCGCAGCCATGATGGGCAAGATGAAAACAGGCGAGGACGTGGCGAAGGTCTATGACATTATCGGTCGGACGTACCTGTTTGAAGCAAAAGATGTGTTTGACAGCTATTGCATCTACCTTGAATGGAATCGTGCGCCGGAAAAGAAGTTCTATCAGCCGAGACGCAGGGTTCTGAAAGTGCTGGCAGATGACCTTGAGGACTTGTTTTATAAGCGGATTGACTTCTTGGGAGTTAGCTTACCCGCTCGCGTCGGAAAATCGACGCTATGTATTTTTTTCATCACATGGCTGATGGGCAACCGCCCGGACGTTGCATCGGTTATGAGCGGACATTCCGACAAGCTGACCAATGGCTTCTATGGTGAAGTGCTGTCCATCATCACTGACCCTGTGACCTACAACTGGGGCAAAATTTTTCCTGACGTTCAGCTTGTGGATAAAAGCGCAAAGGACGAAAGCGTTGACCTGAACCGAAAGAAGCGCTTCCCGACCCTGACTTGTCGTTCCATCGGCGGTACGCTGACTGGTGCTGTTGAAATCGGTGAGGGCGGCGTTCTGTACAGCGATGACTTGATTGAGGATTTGGAGGAAAGCCTGAACGTTGAGCGTCTGAACAACAAGTACGACGCCTACTTGAACCAGCTGAAAGACCGTAAAAAGCAAGGCGCATTGGAGCTGATGGTCGGCACACGCTGGAACGTGCTTGACCCTCTTGGACGCATCCAGAACCAGTATGCAGACAACCCAAAGTACAGATTCCGGGTGATTCCTGCAGTGGATGAGAACGGACACAGCAACTTCAATTATGACTATGGCGTTGGATTTGACGATGCCTACTATGCCGATATGAAAGCCAGCATTGACGATGCAACATGGTGGGCGAAGTACATGGGCAAGCCCTATGTGCGTGAAGGTTTGCTGTTTCCTGCCGATGAACTGCGGTATTTCAACGGCGTTCTTCCTGATGGAGAGCCCGATCGCAAGCTTATGGTTATGGATATTGCATGGGGTGGCGGTGACTTCACCGCCTGTCCTATCGCCTATGTGTACGGGGATGCTGTGTTCATCCCAGACCTTGTGTTCAATAACGGCGATAAGACCGTGACCAGACCGGAAGTCGTGGGCAAAATCATCCAGCACAAAATCAACGTTGTGCGCGGTGAAGCCAACAACGGCGGTGACGAATACTGTGACGTGGTAGACAGCCAGCTCCGGCAGCAGGGCTATCATTGCTCTGTCCGCAGCCAGCGTGCTCCCAGTGGGCAAAGCAAGCTATCCAGAATCATCCAGTATGCGCCGGACATCAAACGGTTTTACTTCCTTGACGAAAAGCACCAGTCGAAAGAGTACAAGGCGTTCATGGAACAGGTGACAATGTTCACGCAGCTTGGCAAAGTTCCTCACGATGATGCACCGGACAGTCTGGCACAGCTTGCCGATGAATTGTATAACGGAATCAGCAAAATTGAGCCTGTCAAGAGGCCATTTTGATTAAAAACACAATATATTGTGTTCTCTGGGTCTATTTATTTGATTTCACCACTTGACAAGGTTTATAATGCACATAGGAAGTTTTGCAGCTTCCCTTAAAGGAATAGCTTGCACGCGGGGTTTTGTCATTTTACTCGCGTGCGTGTCAACAAGCATATTCCTCCTTTCACCGGTGGAGGTTTTCTCACTCTTTCGCCTTCACCGGGCTTTATATGTTGCGTTTCCGATTGATTGGGGAATGCCAGCCTGTCTCCCCCACGGCTGGCAAGCAACGGTTCGATTCCGTTACGCAGCACAACCAACTACCTAGCTTTGCATGGACTTATTCTCCAAAACCTCCACCGCTATTCCCGGCTCTCAATGTGATGTTTAGGCATGACATTGCAAAGAGCAGCGGTCAACCAATCAAGCCGGGTTTTTATGCTACATTAGCTTAGTATGGTTAGAGCACTCGGCTCATATCCGAGCATACATTGGTTCAAATCCATTATGTAGCACCAAAATTGCAGCCGACCCGTTGACTGTCCGTCAAACTGAATGTAAAGGCTGCAATGGTTTTCTTCGGGCGAAGAATGGCACGGCTGGAAGTGCGAACAGTTTCCCAGTAGCTTCTGACAGGTCTGTGCTCAACAGCCTGTTTCCAGAAACCTAATGAAAGGAGCGCTCATGTTAGTTAGAATCTGTTGCCCTTGTATCAGGCAGAATCCCATCTATAAGAACGTTCGCTGCAACCGCTATCTTGGCGAAGTAGATGGACGATACCATTTCAAGTGCGACAGATGCAAGGGCGTTATCGAAGGAGACACAAAGGAAGGATGGGTGAAAATCATCCATCTGCCAGAAAAGTGAATAGCTTTTGAAGCGCAGTTTTGGCGCAGTGAGATAGACCTTAACAGGTTTGTCTTGCTGCGCTTTTTATTTTGCCGGAAAGGAGGAAAACATGGCTGAGTATCAGATGGTCGTTGGCGGTTTTTTGAATAATCCGCTGACCGGACGTAGACCGATTGAAACGCCGGAGACGGAAATCAATCGGGCAAACGTGCTGAAAGTGGTCATGGGCAAGGCGGAGCCTATTCATCTGCTGAACAAGAACGAGATTCGCTTTCTGCACAACTACTACTTAGGTAGCCAGCCTGTCCTCCACCGCACGAAGGAGTACCACGCTGAAATCACAAACCGCATTGTAGAAAACCATGCCAACGAGTGCGTGGGCTTTTACACAGGCTACATGAGCGGCACTCCTTGCTCTTATGTGCGGTCTGAAACGGCAACTGGTGACGGCGAGGAAATCGCCCGCCTGTCCAACGCCTTGCAGTATGAGGGCAAGGATGCGCTTGATCGGCGGCTCTGGCAGTGGATGTTGGAGTGCGGACAGGGATACCGCATTGTTCTCCCTGACAAGGGGTACAACGGCAACTACCCGGACGAAACTCCCTTACTGGTAGATGTTCCCGACCCGGACATGACGTATGTGATTTACAATTCTGGCATCGGGCACAAGCCCATCGCCAACGTGCTGCACATCCCGCGCAATTATCAGAATGACCTAAACGACCTGATTTGCGTGTATACGCCAAACCAGTACTTTGAAATCGACAACGGCAAAGTCACAAAATCGGAGAACCATTCTCTCGGAATGCTGCCGATGGTCGAATACAAGCTGAACCCGGAGCGGATGGGTTTGTTTGAACCAGCTATTCCTGTGCTGGACGCTATCAATGACCTTGAAAGCAACCGTTTGGACGGTGTGGCGCAGTTCATCCAGTCCATCATGGTGTTTACCAACTGTCTTGTGGACAAGGATGCGCTTGACCAAGTAAAAGAGCTTGGCGCAATGTGTCTGAAATCCACTTCTGGTCTGCCAGCTTCTGTTTCGCAGATTGCAAACGAGCTTGACCAGCAGCAGAGCCAGACTCTGCTTGATTCCATGTTGAACGTGTACCGCAGTCTGACTGCCATGCCTAGTGCTGCTGGCAGCGAGAACGCAACGTCCGACAATGTGGGCGCAGTTATCGTCCGCAACGGCTGGAACCACACCGAAGCAAGGGCGCAGCAGTACGAAAATATGTTCAAGTACGCTGAACGCCAGAGCCTGTCTGTAATGCTGAAAATCCTGCGTGATACGGCTGGCTCTAAGTTGATGGCAAGTGACATCAACATCAAATTGCCCCGCCGTCAGTACGACAACCAGCAGAGCAAGGTTCAGATTTTCGCACAGATGATTCAGCAGCCGATTGACCCGCAGTTGGCGTTCACTACGCCCGGTCTGTTCCCAGACCCGCAGGCTGCTTACGAAATGAGCAAGCCCTTCCTGATTGCCGCTGGCAAGCTTGGCGAGGATGGGAAAGCACCGAAGCCGCAGGAACAGTCTAAACAGGATGCTGCCGACACAAATGTCGAGAACATGGAACAAGGAACAGGTGGTGTCGAAAATGAGCGCAAATAAGTATACCTACGCAGATATCAACAACGCTATAAAGCTTCTTTCCGAAATGCGTGATAACTGCATTAAGAAAGACGATGACAAGTACGATGACCCAAAGCGAGCTGAAAAGTATGACGCGCTGAGCCTCGCTTTGTACGCCATCAATATCATTCCTTTATTGTGAAGTAAAGGCTGTTGCCTTTGCCATATAAATACGGCAGGGAAGCCGGGATACAAATTTCGCAGCGTTGCAGGGAAGCAACGGTAAAAAAACGCAGGAGGAAATTAACGATATGAAACTCAATGTGTTGCTTGGTGATGCCTACAAAGAGGGCATGACCGCCGATGAAATCATTTCTGCGCTTGAAAAGGTTACAGACCCTAACGCAGAGGTTGAGAAGCTTCGCAACGCCGTGACGAAAGCCAATAGCGAAGCTGCCGAGTATAAGAAGCAGCTCAAGGCAAAGCGCACCGATGACGAGAATGCCGCACAGGAACAGGCTGATAAGCTGGCAGAGATGCAGCAGCAGATTGAAGCCCTGACTGCCGACAAGGAGAATCTCGTCAAGGAAAAGACCCTTGCATCTTACCGTGAGAAGTTCGTTGCACAGGGTTATGACGCTGAACTCGCCAACAAGGCTGCGTCTGCACTGGCTGACGGTGACATGGACAAAGTGTTTAAGTTCCAGTCGGAGTTTATGACCGCTCACGACACCGCATACAAGGCTTCTCTGCTGAAGGATATGCCCACACCTCCGGGTGCGGATGGCAAGGGCAGTTCTGACAGTGAGGGCGTGGCTTTTGCCAAGAGCCTTGCACAGCAGAACGCAAACACTTCTAAGGCATCGAGTGACGCAATGAGTGCTTTCCATTAACAAGGAGGAAAACATGAAGTTTACCCGAAACACGGTCAACGGAATCAACGATACCATCCTTGCTTCCAATGACTACACCGCCATCCCCTTTACCGTGACCGAAACTGCTGCGGTTAAGGCTGGCTATCCCATGACGCTGGCTGGTAAGAAAGCTGTTGCTGCTGGCGAGACTGGTTCTAAGACCATCAACGCCGATGGCATTTTGCTGTATGACGTTGACCCGAACGAGAACCCCAATGCTTCTCTGCTGATTCGTGGCGTTATCGACACCAAGAAAGCAGCTGCAAGTTCTGGCTTCACCTTTGACGCTGACGCAATCAAGGCGCTCAAGACCGCCGTTCCCGGCATCTTCTGCCGTGACAACATCAGCGTGAACGCTTGATAGGAGGTAAAACAACATGGCACTGAATCTTAAGGAAGTCTTTGCCCCGGCTGCGATTGCCGCCTATTGGACGAACGACCCCACCAATGCGTTGCCCTTTGCATCTGATGCACTGTTTCCTGCAAAGAAGAAGGCCGGTCTCGACCTGAAGTGGCTACGTGGTCACAAGGGCGTTGGCGTTTCTTTGATGCCCAGCGCATTTGACGCAAAGGCTACGTTCCGTACCCGTGAGGGCTTCAAGTTCGATGAGACCGAGATGCCGTTCTTCCGTGAGGGCTACCATCTGGGCGAGAAAGACCGTCAGGAAATCCTGCGTGTTCTGGACAGCAACGACCCCTATGCTCGTGACGTGATGAACCGCCTGTACGATGACACCGCACAGCTTATCACTGGCGCACGCATCGTTCCTGAGCGCATGATCTGGCAGCTTCTGGCTCCCACCAATGGCGTTCCCGGCATCACCATCAAAGCAAACGGCGTGAACTACACCTACAACTACGACCCGGACGGCACTTGGAAGAACACCAATTTCAAGGAAGTCTCTGCTGCGAAGTCTAAGTGGAACGTCACCACCGCCACTCCCATTGCAGACCTGAACGCCGCAAAGGACGCTGTTCTGGCAAGTGTTGGCGAGGTCGTGACTGAGGTGTACATGAACACCGCTACCTTCCGTAACATGATTGCTGCGGACGAGGTGAAGAATCGGTTCATGACCGTCACCGCAAAGGCAAACGCTGTTCTGCTGGACGCTGAAGCACGGCAGATTGTCGAATCTGCAACCGGTCTGACCATTCATCTGTATGACAAGATGTTCAAGGCAGACCAGTACAGTGCAAGCGAGAAGTATCTGCCCGATGGCATGGTGGTGGTTGCTCCGTCCGGCGCTCTGGGTAGCACTTGGTACGGCACTACCCCTGAGGAAGCCGACCTGCTGTCTGGTCAGTCTGGCGCATCCGTTTCCATTGTGAACACTGGCGTTGCCATCACCACCGAGCTGACCGTTCACCCGGTCAACGCCAACGTCTATGCTTCCGAAATCGTCCTGCCTTCCTTTGAGCGCATGGACGCTGTGTACTGCATCAAGGCTTACTAAGGCGAAAGGAGGAAAGCAGCATGGGAGACCAGTATTCCGAAGCGGCAGTCAAGCTGGGGCAGTACATCGCCCCTGCACTTGACCGTGAAATCACGGACGAGGATTACCCACTCTTCGACCTGCTGCTTGATTTCGCCAAAGACAAGATATTTGCGCAGGGCTACCCATTCGGCAACAGACCGGGCGAGCTGCCCTTGCAGTATCAGTCGTTGCAGATACGCATTGCAGCGGAATTGTACAACCACATCGGCGCAAACGGACAGACGAGCTATACCAACAACGGCATTACTCGTGTGTGGGAAAGCTCCGATGTGGCGCAGTCCCTGTTGAATGAAGTGGTTCCGAGAGTAGGTGTTATCGGCTGATGTTCAATGGAAGCCCGCTGGATAAACGCCCGCTGTGGTATTCGAACCCTGTTGGCGAGAAAACTCCTGTTGTGGACGAGTGGGGAAACGAAACCGGCGAATCCGCATACAAATCGTGGAGCGAACCCGCAAAGCTGATGCTGAACGTCAGCCCGCCTACTGGTTCTGCGAAAGCAAACCCTTTTGGAGCGTTCACGGATTACAGCTATGTTGTCAGTTCGTCCAGCAAAAAGCGTAACACACCGCTTTATGAAGGTACGCACGTCTGGTTTCAGACGGACGTTTCAAAGCCTTTCAATTACATCGTGGTCAAGGTCGCAGAGCATATCACAGACACGAAGTATGCGCTGAAAGAGGTGGCTACAAGTGAAAATTAAAGTGAGGTTGAGCGATGCCGGACTTCGTGACGCGGAACGTCAGATACAGGAATACAAGGCCACCCTAAACAAAAAAGCTAAAGCGCTTGCTTTTCGTCTTTCTTGGTTGGGGCTTGAAGTCGCAAAGGTGCGTTTCGCTAATGCGGAATACGCTGGCTCCAATGACGTGAAATGCCATATCAACCAAAAAGACAAGACTTGTACCATCGTTGCAGAGGGCAAGGCAGTTGCCTTTATCGAATTTGGCACTGGCGCACATCACAACGGGTATGGCGGTGAACTACCGCCCGGTGTTGGTGCACACGGCTCATACGGAAAAGGGCAAGGCGCAAACCGCAGGTGGTACTACTACGGCGAATCCGGCAATGTCGGTACGCCTGTCAAACAGGTGGATGGTAAAGGCCAGTTGAATTACACCGATGGCAACGAACCAGCTATGGCTATGTGGGGGGCTGTTGAGGAAATGGCTTCTCAAGTCGAAGCAACGTGGAGGGAGGTTTGGAATAGTTGATTGATTATTTCAATTCTATTTTCACGACCGTTGCTAAGGAGCTTCGAAAGCAAGTGCCTGGCATCTTCGTTACTGGCGAAATTAATGACAGCAACGTCAAGAAGTTTCCGTGTGTGCAGATAGAGGAAAACAGCAATCTTCCGGTTCATCGTGATTCTGCCAGCCGAAGCAAGTACGCCGCTGTTTCCATTCGCGTGCGTGTATATTCCAACAAAACCAGCGGACGCATTGCAGAAGCACGTTCCATCGTTGGAATCGTGGATTCTATTCTTGAACCGTTTAATTTTTATCGCAAGTCGTTTGCCCCGTTGAATGGGCTGTACAACAATTCCGTCTATCGGATTGATTGCAGCTACGGGGCAACAATCGGAGAGGACGGAATGATTTACCGAAACTAAGGAGGTAAACATTCTATGGCGACTGGCATTTCCAGTTACGGAATCACTCTTTATGAAGGAACTTCCGGCGCTATGACCAAGCTGTGCGACATCAAGGATTTTCCTGACCTGATTTCCGACCCGAATCTTTTGGACGTCACTACCCTTTCTGACCCCATGCAGAAGCAGATTTTTGGCATCAACCAGTCTGATCTTAAGCCATTTACCGCATTCTACAACAAAACGGATTACGCCGCCGTTACCGAGCGTGGCTACAAGGATTCGGACGGCGAACTCAATGCAACGCATCATTATGCTCTGAAGTTCTCTGATGGCTCTGGGTTTACTTGGGATGGTATGCACCAGTGCGGTATGTCCGGCGCAGGCGTTGATGAACCGTTGGAGTTCCCCATCAACATTATTTTCCTGAGCAAACCCAAATGGGCTGAAACGGTTTCCCTTAACGTTTCCTAATACATCTTAATCAAATCAATCAAACCGGGCAGAACTGAACAACGGATTTGGTTCTGCCCCTATTTATAAAGGAGAGCATTTATTATGGCTGCTAAGGTTATCAATTTTCATTCCCCCGATGGCAAGAACACTTACGAGCTGACTTTCACCCGTGACAGCGTGGAAGCCACCGAACGCGCAGGCTTTCAGATTGGCCAGTACACCCAGATGACCAATCTGCTGTCAAACTCCCGTGCTCTGTTCTACGGCGCTTTCATCGCGCGGAACAAGGGTATTAAGCGCAAGGTCGTGGATGAGATGTTCCAGCACATCGAGGATAAGGAAGACCTGATGGGCATTCTGCTTGAGATGTTCATGGACGCTTCCAAGTCCCTGCTGGCAACTGACACTGAGGACAAGACCGCAAAAAACGCAACGTGGGAGATTGTGTAACTGCACAATCTCAAGAAACAGACGGAGAGGGGGAGCTGTTCTCCTTTTCCAAGCTGTTCCACGATGTAGAAGCCTATTACATCTCCATCGGCATGACCTATGACCAGTTCTGGTACGGCGATGTCTGGCTGGCGAAGATCTACCGTGACGCAGAGGAACTGCGGGAACGCAGAGCCAACGCAGAAGCGTGGAGAAATGGCTTTTACATGGCATCTGCGCTTTCCTCTACGGTTGGCAATATGTTCCGTAAGAAAGGGTCTAGCCCCATCAAGTACATGGATAGGCCGATTCCTCTTACCCAAAAGGAGAAAGACGAGTATGAATACCAACGCGCAGTTGAGGCGCAGGAGCGAATCAAGAGAATGATGCTCTCTATGATGGAAAGTGATGGTGGTAGTGATGGCTGATGTTGATATTACGAGCTTATCCGTAGAAATCTCTGCGGAATCGCAGGGCGCAGAGCTTAATATCGACAAGCTCACTGCCGCCATTTCTAATTTGCGCACAAAGGGCAATGTCACGAAGGTTGTGAACAGCCTTGATAAGCTGGCTAGTTCCATTGCGACGCTGAAACAGGCATCCGCTGGAATGTCCGGGCTGGACAAAATTACCAGCTTTTTGAATGGGCTTTCCAACGTCAATACGACCGCAAGCACAAAGAGCATCAACACGGTCGTGAACGCAATCAAGAAGATTCCTGCGGCTGTGTCTGGCTTGAACGGCGTGGACTTTTACTCCATGTCTGGAAGCATTACTCAGCTCAGTAACGCTTTGGCTCCGCTGTCAATTCTGGACGCATCGAGCCTTAAAGCTCTTGGCAGTGCTTTTAATGCGATTGGAAAGGTTCCTGACCTGACCGACAAGCTAAAATCGACAGACCTTGATTCTTTTGCAAGTTCTTGCCAGAAGATTTCCACTGCCATTACTCCCCTTGCATCTCAGCTTGACAAGGTGGGCAACGCGTTTGCAAAGCTCCCTTCGCAGTTGAGCAAGGTTGTGACACAGGCTAACCGTGTGACCGCTGCCAACGAAAGGCAGCGCAAGAGCTATCTCAGCCTGTCCAATCAGATGAACGGCTTTATGCGGAACATGGCAAAGCTGGTATCGCTGAAAGCCATTGCTGATTATCTTGGCAACGCTGTTGCGAAGTTCAATGACTTCTATGAAGCAACAGACCTGTTTCATAATGCTATGGGCAATTTGAGCGGTGAAGCTGATACGCTCATTAGCAAGATGCAGGGCTTGCTTGGCGTTGACCCAACCAAAGCGATGACCTACATGGCTACCATCCAGAGCTTGGGAACTTCGTTTGGTTTGGCAAGCGATAAAGCATACGTTCTGTCCAAGAACCTGACCCAACTTGCCTATGACGAGGCATCCTACTGGAACAAAAATGTTGCAGAAACCTTTACCGCAATGTCTTCCGCAATCTCTGGTGAGATTGAGCCTATTCGCCGTTTGGGCATCGACCTGACTCAGGCACGGTTACAGCAGGAACTCCTCGCTTTGGGCTTTAACAAACAGGTTTCTAGCCTGTCTCAGGCAGATAAGGCAGTTCTGCGTTACATTGCCATTATGAAGCAGACTGCCAACGTGCAGGGCAACCTTGCACAGACCATCCAAAGCCCTGCGAACCAGATTAAAATTCTGAAAGCTCAGCTGGATATGCTGGCGAAGTCTGTTGGCTCTCTGCTCTATCCTGCCCTGAAATCCATTTTGCCCCCGCTGATTGCCGCGGTTCAGCTCATTCGAGAGTTCGTTGAATGGGTGGCAAAGCTGATGGGTGTGAAGGTCGTGTTCACTGATTTCACTAAGAGCGCTGATAGCGTTGGTGGCATTGGTGACGCAATGGATGATACAGCCGATTCGACAAAGAAAGCCGCCAAAGCCCTCAAGGACTACACGATGGGCTTTGATGAACTGAACATCATTGACCCCACACAGGGAAGTTCCGGCTCTGGCAGTGGCGCATCTGCTGGCAACATCTTGGGCGATGTAGACCTGTCCGGCTACGATATGTTCAAGCAGTACAATGAAGAGTTTGCAAAGCAGATTGACGCTATAAAGCAGAAAATCAAAGATATGCTGCCGGTTATTGGCGCTATTTCTGCTGCACTCGCATTGTGGAAAATCACCAATTTCCTGACGGACATTGCAACAGCAATTTCTAAAATGACGGATTTGCAAAAGTTGGCTCTTTCGATTGCAACAGTTGTTGTCGAAGCATCGTTAGTATTCAGTTCTGCAAAAGGCTACGCATCTAGTGGAAATCCTCTTGAGCTTTTAGGCGAAGTGGTGTCTGCTGCGTTTGGCTCTTTTGTTCTTTGGCGCACAATGGGCGCGGATGGCGTTACGCTTGGCATGGGCATCGCTTTTGTGGCGAGCCTTGCAGGTCTTACTTATGCACTTGGTACTGGCGAAGCCAATCTTGGCGATGCAAGCACATGGATTCAGGCTGCTTTAACAACGGCATTCGGTTCTATTACTGGTATCACACTGCTCACCAATCTTGGAGCAGCCGCTGGTACAGCCGCAACGCTTTCTATCGGTCTTGCAGGTCTTATTACCTTTGCGGGAATTACATTCTCGCTTGGTGAAAAGCTGAAAGAATTTCCCGTTCTTGACACCATCATCACTGCTTTGATGGGAATTTTTGGTGGCGTTGCTGGCGCTGGCGTTGCATTGCTTGTTGGCGCAAGCCTTCCTGTTGCTGGAGCCGTTGCTGCTGTTGGTGTCGGTATTGGCCTTGCTCTTCACTGGGCTGGTATTAAATGGGGCGCTAAAGAGAGCGGCGAAAAAACAGATGCTGCCGCAGAAGCCGACATTAAAATGCATTATGTCGAAAATGTTTTTGAGCAGCGCATTGAAGCCATCAAGCAAATTATCGTTACCAAGTGGAATGCGGCCATTGATTTTATGACTTCTCTTCCTGGAAAGGTTGGGAACATCATAAACAGCATTGGCGAGTGGTTCAGCTCTCTTCCTGAAAAAATCGGCTATGCCCTTGGCTTTGTCGTCGGCAAAATCGGGGAGTGGGTTGGAAACATGGTCGTTACTGTAACAACCGAAGTTCCAAAAATCGTTTCGTCTGTTGTTAAGTTTTTTGAAGAACTGCCGGGAAATATTTGGACTGCAATTCTCAAAGCTCTTGATGTTATTTCTAAATGGCGGGAGCGTATGGTGGCTTTCGTTGTTATTGAAATTCCTAAAATCGTTTCGTCTATTGTCGATGAGTTCAAAAAGCTTCCTGACGAATTAAGAAAACTTGGCAAATTCATCTGGGACGGCCTAATCAACGGCTTAAAAGACGCATGGAGTACCGTTACAAATGGTATTAAGAGCTTCACTGATGGTTTTGTCAATGGCTTCAAAGATGCGCTTGAGATTCATTCTCCTTCGCAAGTGTTTCACCAAATCGGCGTTTATGTCGTTCAAGGCCTTGCAAACGGCATCACTGGCGCTCTCGGTTATGTCAACGATGCTATGAATAAACTCGTAGACACCACCAAGCTCAAGGGCGAAGAGATGGCGAACTACGGCATTGACTGCGGCACAAGCTACGTCAACGGCATCATTTCCGGGCTAGACTCTAAGTGGGCCGAACTCGATAACAACCTCAAAACCAACTTCTTCGGTACGGTGCAAACTTTCATTCAGGCTGCACAGAGTGGGGATTGGAAAACAGTCGGCACTACCATTGCAGCTGGTATTTGGGGCGCTATGGGCGATGAGCAGCGTAAACGCGTCAAGTCCGCTGCAAGCGATTTGCTTGGCAGGCTGAGCAAAGAACTGAAAAGCCAAGCTTCTTCTCTGCTGAATACAGCCGCTACCATTGGCAAAAATCTGGTAAGCGCACTGACTCAGAATTTTGGCGCTGCCACAGAAAATACGGCAAAGATGGTCGAGAACATTACCAGCGTGTTCACTAAATCGAAGACTCCGCTCTCGACCGCAGCGCTTGCAATCAGTAAAGGCTTGTCTGGTGGCTTATTGAGCCAGTTCCCGAAGATGCTTGCTGGTGTAGCTGGTTTGATTACTACGATTGGTGGCGCTTTTACCGCCATGCTGGAAGCAATCGGTGGCACGTTGTCTGTGCTTGGCATTCCTACTGGCTTTGCGATGGTTGCCGGTGGCGTGGCGATTGCCGCTGCCATTGCAGGCATTATTGGCAGTATCAGCCGTTCTAACTATAGCGACAGCTCTCAGTATGCTGGCACATCTAGTTATGACTCTACCTATGGGTCTGGTTCGTATAGTGGCACCTATTCTGCCGCAAGTGGAAACTCCGAAGAGATGAGAGATGCTGTGTACAACGGCTGCTACAATGCATTCCTCGATATATGGCAGCGCTACGGAGAGGAAATTTCTGATGGCAGGGACGTGAAAGTTTACCTTGATGGCAAGCAGCTCACTGCTTCTGTTGAAAAAACGCAGAAAGAACGCGGCATGTCCATTATGGGTACTGAAGTTTACTCTTACTAAGAAAGGATGGTTCAGATGGCCAATATTCCTGCACTGGTTACGGTGAATGGCGTAGAGCTGCCGGAACCATCCTCTTATGAGGGAACTACCAGCACGATCGTGGACTCTGGGCGAAATGTTCAGGGCAAAGTTGTTGGCGCTGTCGTGCGGCATGATGTGGCAAAGGTCTCCATGTCATGGAACTACCTTACCGCGCGGCAGTGGGCCGACATCTTGAGCCTTTTCACTACAAATTTTTACTGCACCGTTAAGTTTTACAATCAAACCACAGCCGGTTATACCACCCGTCAGATGTATGTCTCCGACCGCACCGGCGGTATGTGGCGTAGAGGGCCGAAAACCGGTGGCGTGATGGGATGGACAGGGTGCAAACTTTCTCTTGTGGAGGTATGACACATGGTTGAAGTCTCCGATAAGTGGAAAGAAAAATTTAACGAAACCCTCGTCCCGGAATCTTTTGTAGAGATTACCTGTGGAATTACTGAGCCGGGTATCAACAAAAAAGCTACCATCGTCACGTCATCGGCAGCCCCGTTCTCCACCTTTCACAATATTGCACTTTCCGATAACGCTTCCATTTCGAGGTATTCCACAGGAGAGCCCAATCTCACTGTCCTTGATGGAAGCTGTGACATTGTTCCTTCTTCTCCTCCGTATGGAACTACTGGTTTTTTGAGTGCCGAGATTTTTGACGATTCAAACCATCCTGTTATCCGGCTTGAACTTCCAAGTGAAAACAAGTCCTCCGTTCCTGGCGTTTCGATTTGCTGGTCTACAGTATTCGGGGAGTACGCTACGGATTTTTCGGTCAGCGCATACCTTGGAACTAGCAAGCTAAAAACTGTGACCGTGAACGGGAACAAATCTGTCCGTTCCGATGTTGAGGCTGAACTTTCCGGGTTTGATGCCGTAGAGATTGAAGTTCTAAAGTGGTGTCTTCCTAACCGCCGAGTAAGGGTAGAACAAGTGAAAATCGGCAGGTATCTGGTGTTCGACAAGACTAAAATCTTGTCCTACAGCCATTCTTCTGCAAGAGACCCTATTTCCGGGCAGCTTTCTCAGGACTCGATTTCCTTTAGTTTGGATAACAGCGACCGCACATGGGACTCTGTGAACCCTCAAGGGATTTATAAGTACATCTATGAGCGCCAGCCTGTCACTGTTCGTTATGGAATGGATGTTGACGGGAAGACCGAATGGGTGAGCGGAGGAATGTTCTTCCTGTCGGAGTGGAGCGTCCCTGCTAACAGCATTGAAGCGTCCTTTCAGGCGCGAGACGCTTTCCTGTATCTATCCAGCACGAAGTACACCGGAAGAAAATACGGCACGCTCTATGAGATGTGCTACGACGCTTTGGAGCTGTTGGAAGCGGATGAAATTACCTTCGATATTTCGGATGAACTGAAAGATTACTCCACCGACATTACAAGCGATGGGTCTACTTATCACAATTCCGATATTTTGCAGCTTGCGGCCAATGCGGCTGGAATGGCTTTGTACCAGACTCGTGATGGCGTGATAAAAATCAACCGAGTCTACGGCTCCGATGCCTCCAACCCCATGTTGGACATTCCCGTACTGAACAATTATTCTTGGCCGGAAATCACCTTTGCCCAGAATATGCTTAACGTAGTGACTATCGTAGGAAATGCCATCTACGCTTATCCTGAAAATCCTTCGGGTAAAGGCGTGAGCCAGACTCTGAGCAATGTTATGCTCACAAAGGACATCCTTGCAAAATCCAGGAATGCCCTTACGGAGTCTTATGGAGTCCTTTCCAACCGCCGCAAGGCTTCTCTCACATATCGGGCAAGCCCTACTATTGACGCCCTTGATATGGTAAAGATTCACCATCAGTTCAATTACGATGCTGTCTTGCTGGCGACCAATGTAAAGTACACTTTCAATGGGTGTTTCAAAGGTACTGTAGAGGGGTACATGATGGCAGATGCTCAGGCTATGTCTCTTGACCATACCAGCGAACAGCTCGATTGGGGCGAGTCCGTTATTTTGTCTGCCACCCTCTCCCCTGCCTCTATTGACTCTCCTAAAATCAACTGGGCCGCTTCTCCCGAAGGAATCGTTTCCCTTCACGTTCTGACAAATGCAGAAGGAAAATCTACCTGCCAAGTCAAGTGGAATTCTCCGGGTAAGGCTGTTGTCACAGCCTCTGCAGGCAATGTCTCCGCAAAATGCTCTTTCATTACAACATCGTACAACTTGTTTGATGTTGCAGAGGGCGGCACCGTCCTTATGGATGAAGGCAGCAACGTGGCCGAGTTCATCGTTGCAAAGCATGACTACGAAAGCGAGCTGAATGGAGCCGGGCGAACTCTTCTGGTTCGAAAACACTACGCGGCTATCATGGCTTGGAGCTCTACATGGTCTACTTACGCCAGCAGCAGCGTAAACAGCTGGCTCAACGGAGAGTACTTCAACGCGTTCAGCTCCGCCCAGAAGCAAGCTATTGATAAGACGACCATCTATTATACTCCTGGCTTTTCTGACTCTTATTGCAATTCTGGCAGTAGCAAAATAGCCACGATGGCGAAAAGCATTTTCCTGCTTTCTTACCACGAGTTCGGGTATGACACGGAAGGTTCTGATGCCCCGAATTGGACAACTAGTAGCCCAAGCTATAAGCACAACGAGGGTACTCCCCTGCAAAATGCATCTGGAATCCTGAAAACGATGCTTGCCTCTGACATGGAGGGCTCCAGCAGAGGACGATCTATTTGGACGAGAACTCCTTACCTGTACTCGCTTCAGATGCTTCGTGATATTGCTGGCACAAGTTCAAGCGCAAATAAGTACTGGCGGCCGCTGTTGGTAAGCAAACTTGTAGACGCATGCGCCGTGTATGATTCTACGTTACAAGTGAATACCAACGCAGAGACGATTTCTTACGCTACGAATGACGATTCCCCCCGTAAGTATGATAATGTTGTTCACCCTGCATTTACCGTTCCAAAGTCTCTCGCTATTGACGCTGACGGCAAACTGATTTTTTAAGAGGTGAAATATGGCAACATGGATTACAGACCGCACACAGGCGGATGTTGATCGCGTAAAAGAGCTAACAGCCAAAGCCAGAACCGGCACATGGACAGGGGAAGAACGGTCCGAGTGGGCCGCAGGCATGAAGGGCGCTCTGAGCTATACGGATTACAACCGCATTGAAAACGGAATCGAAGAACTCGCCGAAATCGTTGGCGCGGATTATTCCGCAAGAATCGTTCAAAAAAAAGTGGAAGTCGTTACAGCGAGAAACTCAGACGGCGACATCCCCGCATGGGACACTTATCCCGCCAAGTCCGAGTTCTTTATGCCGCTGACAGTGAAAAAAGACGGGCTTGCACTCAATACACTCAAATTTCGCGTCAAGGGCTATGTGCCGGGTACGATGCGCACCGTCCTGCGAAAGTACGGCTCCACGACCGCCCTAGTGGATAAGTTCATCGACATTATCCGCGGCTACAACGATATGGTTCTTGACATGGATAACATCGCGCTGGAAAAGGGCGTCGAGTACCAGCTCTATTTCGCCGCCTCCAACAACTTCTACCCGCCATCTGTCGAGCCCTCTTGGGTCGTCGCAAATGACTACGTCAACATTACAAATGGAAGCGCCTATTACGGCGACGACAGCAAGCTTATTTTTTCAGGAACGGTCGGTTTAACTGTGCCTGTGGAAGCTGGTTGGACAATCAATGATTATCTGACCATTGCGGATGCCACTCGGTGGATTGATAACGTGAAAGCCATTCGTTCCAAATGCAGTGGCAATAGTTTTACCCCGGAAACTCCCGAGGCGCTGAGTTATCATTTTGCGATTATCAATCAAATAGAAAAAGTTTTGTCTGATATTGAAGCGATGGCAAAGGACCACTTGCTTTATTGTTCAGACACAATATGCGGAGGTGAATCCTATTATGCGCTTTGTTGACCGAAAGGCAAAATATCCCGGGCGCTGGACTATGATAAAATCTGATGGCACATCAGAAATCATCACTTTAATTCGTAATGATGAACCTGTTGTCGAGGGTACTCCAATGAACGCCAACACCCTCAACACTCTGAGTGATGTTGCAGGGGCTGACATTGCAAGGGAAAAGGCAGAAGCCGCCGCAACCGTTGCGTTAACCGCAAAAGACGCTGCTGAATTAGCCGCAACCTCTTCGGAAGAAAGCAAAGACGCTGCGGCGAAGAGCGTCGCGGAGATGGAAGACGCCCTGTGCGAGCAGGACGCGGCGACCGATGAGCGGCTGGCGGCTATCGAGGACGCCCTGTGCGAGCTGGATGCCGCCGTCAACAAGTAAGGAGGACATCAAAATGGACAAAATTTGGGCAAACAGACTGGTCGCAGGTACTAAGACATGGGCAGAGATGCCCGCAAGCCGCCGCGCTGGGGTGAAAGCAGAGTTGGCAAAGCGGGTGACCAAGGGGAAAATTATCGCAGAGCGGTACAAGGAGATCACAGGGGAGGACTACTACAATGGATAAACTGCTGGAGCTGCTGGAAAAGCTGGTGCGGGCCATCTTTGGCCCGGGGGACGAGCGGGATACCGGCGAACCTGAGCCTACGCCCCAAGCCCCCAAGGCAGAGGCCGTCACTGGCTGGGAGGGCGACCCGCCCTACCGGTACATCGACGTGAGCCGGTATCAGGGCCTTATCGACTGGGCGCAGGTGGCAGCGGCGGGTTACAAGGGAGCGATGCTCAAGACCGTGAGCACCAATCACAAGCTCTCCGAGCGGTCGGACGGCCTTTATATCGACCCGACCTTTGAGACCAACTACCGCAACGCCCGGGCTGCCGGGCTGGACGTGGGCGTCTACTACTACACCTACGCCACCAGCGAGGCGATGGCAGATGCAGAGCTTGCCCTGCTGCGGCAGGCGGTGTACGGCAAGGAGCTGACCCTGCCGGTGGCGGTGGACGTGGAAGACAACCGGCTCACCAGTCTGGACAAGCAGAGCCTGACCGACCTGACCGCCTACGCCCTGCACGAGGTGGAGCAGATGGGCTTTTATGCCCAACTGTACACCTACACCGGTTACAAGTACGAGCTGGACATGGCTCGGCTGTCCTCTCGGTGGGACGTCTGGCTGGCCGACTACACCGGCGAGCCCCCCAACGTGACGTTTAACTACAACGCCCACCAGCACACCAGCAAGGGCAGTGTGCCTGGCATCTCCGGCAACGTTGACCTCAACGTGACCACCCTCAACTACCCGAAAATCATCGAAAAGAAGGGCCTGACCCGTCTCCGGGAGGGCAAATGACCGAAAAAGAAGCTTTGCTGTGGGTGCTTGGCATCCTGGGCAGCCTGTGTGCTGCAGCCATCACGATTGACAAGGTGCTGGAAATCATCCACAAGTACATCAAAAAGGCGCAGGAGCCGGACAACGTGCAGAACAAGCGGATGGATGAGATGGACAAGCGCATCGGCACCTTGGAGCAGGTCCAGTTTCAGCACACGCAGGCTCTTGCCCGCGATCTGCGCCGCTTTGACGAAATCGACGAAGTGAGCCGTTTGACCCTCGACGGGGTGCGCAATCTGCTGGACGCCCAGCTCTCCGGCAACAACCGCGAGGGGATGCAAAAGAGCCGCACCGACATCGACAACTATCTGTTAAAAGGAGTGACCAATCATGGAAGCACTGGCAACTAAGCTTTTTGACCTTATCCCTGCCCCGGTGGCGGCTGTGCTGATGCTGGGAGGCTTTATCTTTTACGCCCTGGGCTGCATCCGGCTGGGCTACGGCGCAGCGGTAAAGCCGCTGGTGCTGGACCTCATCGAGAGAGCCGAGAATGAAATCTTGGGGACAAAGCGCGGCGCAGAGCGCAAGGCGTGGGTCGTCAAGATGCTTCGCGCCGCCCTGAGTGCCAGCAAATACGGCAGGCTCATCAGCTGGGCCATCACCGATGAGACCATCGGCATGGTGATCCAATTTTTCTTTGACCGCATGAAAGCGGCGCTGGAAAAGGAGTAAAACCTATGATTGAGCAGAGCGTATCTCTCGCATCCAATGGCGTCGTCAAAGTGCCTGGCTATGAGCAGCTGGTGCGCTTTGGCTACACCAAAAACCGGGGCGTGTACCGGTTGGCCGTCACCGCTTCCGGTGAGTGGGAGGGCCTGACCATTCGAGCTTTCTGGCACGTCCCGGACGGCAAAGACCCGGCATCATCGCTGGTGGTGGACGGCTATGTGGCCGTGCCCGCCAGCGTGACCGCACAGCCCGGAAGCGGGTGCATCACCTTTGAGGGCAGCGACGGCGCAAAGGTGATGACTAGCGCAGACCTGCGGTATCGTGTCAGCGCCAACTCCGGCACAGAGGACGGCACCGAGCCGGAGCCGGGCACCCCTGCATGGCAGCAGCTGGTGGATGCCGTGCACAC